TTTCTTTTTGTGGTTCTTTCTTCCATTCACCTTTATCATCTCTAATATCTATTAGTTTATAATCTGGTTTTAAATTTGTTAAACGGATATTATGTGCTTCTGGATGCTCTGGATTAAAATGTGCGGCATTCACATATATAGTAAAACATTTATCTTTATTTTTATTTTCATTTAATTGTAATATTGTTTCCTGACAATTATTTATTAATTTATGAATATTTTCTTTATCATTAAAACCAATAAATATATTTGTATTATTTTGTTGATTTTTAATTTTTGTAATATTATTATTATTATTTGTAATATTATGTTTTTGAATTTTTTCAATAAATAATTCTTTCATTAATTTCAATTCATTTTTAAGTTCTTCTATCTCTTTATCATTTTTCTTTTCTTCATAAACAACTAATTCTTGCTTACATCGTTTTTGATGTTGATATTTTCCTTGACTTGTTTTAAATATTTTATTACATTTATTACAAGCAAATCCTTCTTTAGGTTTATTTAATTCTTCTAAAAGTTCTTCTACACTTATATCTGAATAAATTTCTTTACATGGATATTTTCTATTTAAATGATTTTTAAAACTAGATTTTTTATTTACAATGTAATGACATCTTTTACATTTGTACTCAACCATTCCTTTTATATATATAATATTTTTGTTTTTATATAGATTTAGCATAATATATTTATATTTGGCATAATAATATATATATAAAGCATAATTCAAAAAAAAGGGGTAAAACTATAAAGATTTTAAAAAAACTTTCTAAAACAATGTTTTTGAAGGTTTCACTTGTTTAACCTTTTGAAGGTTTCACTTGTTTAACCTTTTGAAGGTTTCACTTGTTTAACCTTTTGAAGGTTTCACTTTGAAGGTTTCACTTTACTTCTTTGAACACTTGAAGTAAATGTACCTTTTATCCAGTTTAATCTACCACCCATATCTCTATTCTTTTTTTTAGCAAGTTTTAATACTTTATTTTTACCATATTTATTTACTATCTCATTTATGGTTGGTGGTGTTTTGTTTTTCCCAGTTTTATTAACCTTATATAATGGTCTACATGCTTTTGCATGTTTCTTTTTATCTCCACACGCTACTTTAACTCCTTTTTCCAAATATGGAACTATTTGTATCCATTCTTCTTTATACCATAATTTTTGACCACTCAATTCTTCTTTTTTCCCTTTTTGTATTTTTTTATCAGTTGTATATTTACCTCCTCTTCTTTTGTATTCTCCAGTAATCCAACTTGAAGCATATAATGATGGATATCTTTCAAACTTTCTTTTTGCTGCTACTTTAACCTTTTTATATAATTCTTTATCAACTACATTTTCTGGTATATTGCTCATTTATATATTTTAAATTTTTTTATTAAAATTTTTTTATTAAAATTTTTTTATTAAAATTTTTTAATTAAATTAAAATGTGAAAAGAAAATGTGAATGTGATATCTACCAACTTTAACTATGGATTTTAAGTATATTCTTACTATTCTTCTTCCAATAAGCAGTTCATTCTATTACATGATGTATAACCATCATAATAACTATGAAGCTTATCGTAAAGGAGATAAATGGTTAGAGTTTGAAGATGATGCTTTACTATTTGAATTACAAAATAACTTAACTATTGATGAAATAGCATATAAACATAGAAGAACAAAAGGTGCTATAAATTCAAGAAGGAACCAAATTGCGTTAATGATGTATGAAAATTATTCAACTATTGATGAAATTATAAATACTACAAAATTATCTAAAAAAAATTTTGATTTAATATTAAAACATAAAAAAGTTCAAATGAATATGAAAAATGGTTCATGGAACAAACCTATTACACCAGATAAAAAAGTAATGACTGAAGAAAAAAAAAAGTTAATACAAAATATGAAAGATGAATTATTTATGATGGAAAATGGTTATTGGTTAAAAGTAACAGATGAATTAGAAGATTTAGATTATCAATATGAATTAAAAAAATTTGAACAAATAGAAAAAAAACATCCAGAAGAGTTTAATTATGTATCAAAATCTAAATATCCTAAGATAATTATGAAAGAACTTAATGACCCTCCAGAATTTCCAGATAATTTAAATAGTAATCATCAACCAGGACATAGTATATTAACAATAGTAGATAAAATAGATAATAATCATATTAATTATATGTTTATGAATTATCAACAACCAAAACATAGTGGAGAACAATACATAACGGATGCTTATAATGAACAATTAAAAATAAAAATAAAATCATTGAAAAGCATTATTAAAATGTTTGAGATGAATTAAAAATAATACTCACGTAATAAAAAATAAATAATAAAATTTTTTATTAAAAAGTGATTTAAATATTTTAGCATCATATTAAAAAATAATGGATAATTATAGTAATTATGAAGCACCTGAACTATCTATAGCAATGGAAGATGTTAAAAAAGAATATTTAACTAAAATTAGAAAATATCATAAAAGTAATCCAGAATATTTTAATATTTTAAAAAAAAATTATACTATTGATTCAATTATAAATAATAACTTATATGAATGGGAACAAGAATGTTTAAAACAAGCATTTATTAATTGTGATTTATTAGAAAATGATAAAATAAAAGTATCTTATACTGGTTGGGTTGTTGCAGGTTTTGGTATGGTTATAGAAGAACTTGTAACTTTATCATCAAACTACTACCTAATTAAAATTGATGATAATTACAATTTAAATCATAATTTGAATTATGGAAGTTTATCATATCATGAATATCACAAATTTCCTCTATTATTTTATATTAAAAAATATTTTCCTAAAATAAATTTTTCAAAAATAAAACATAAATAATTTATATAAAATTTAAATAAAATATTTTAAAAATATTTTATTTAATAAATGACAGCAGATAAACCTACAAAAAGTAAAGTGAAACCTACAAAAAGCAAAGTGAAACCTATAAATAATAATGAGAAACCTAAAAAAACTAAAGTGAATCCTAAAAAAAGTAAAGTTAAATCTACAAAAAGTAATAAGAAATCTACAAAAAGTAAAGTTAATTCTACAAAAGGTAAAGTTAAACCTAAAAATAGTCAAGTGAAATCTAAAAACAATAAAAAGGAATCTACAAAAAGTAAAGTGAATCCTACAATAAATAATTTGAAATCTACAAATAATAATAAACAACCAGAAGTATTTTATTATAAAACAAAAGGAGGATATTATTATAAACAAACACAAAATGGAGGTTCATTAAGAGTTTCTGAGGCTGAATATATCGGAGGTGGTATAATAGACCTAGAAGTTCATAAAAAAGAAGCAGAAAAATTGTATGAAGAAGTATATATTATTAGTGAAGCTGTAAAAGAAGATAAAAATATACTAGAAGAAGAAGAATTTAAAGAAAAGATAAAACTAAAAATAATAGAAGTAGAAAATAATATAAAAAGTTTAAAAGAAGATTTAGAATTAGAAAAACAATCTTTGGAAAAATCACCTGTGAATGACGAATATAACAATAAGCAAAAATCAGAAGGTATGATAAAAGAAATAGAAGGTATGATAAAAGAAATAGAACGTATGATAAAAGCAGTAGAAGTTGAGTATAAAATAGAAAACCCTCAACCACCACCACCACCACCAGCAGCAGCACCACCACCATTACCCAATGTGCCTGTACCTAAATATATGGAAGGAGGTGGCAAATGGAGAGCAAAATTAGTTACATTATTAGCGGAAAAGATTGCTCCGAACCGTTCACACGCAGTGCATCCATCGAGAAAAAGGGAGGAGAATGCGGGGCGGGTGGCGGCGAGACTGAAGGCGAGAGGGAAGGTGAGAGCGGGGGCGCCGATGGTGAAGGAGATGGCGAGGAGGGCGAGAGAGAGGGTGGGGAATACTTTGAGCCCTCCTTGGATTTCTAAGTAGGAGTTAAGGGACAAAGTCTTTCTCAGAGAGATTTTAATGATGTTACACTATTTTATACTACTTTCTAAAAACCAAATGGATGAAAAATATTTAACCCAATTTAAATAATAATTTTTAATAAAAATTCTTTATATAAATAAATTTATATAAAATAATAAAAGGATTTGTAATGGTTGATAAAAGGTTAAAAAAAATATACGAGGAATTCCCAGATTTTACACCGAATTTAACACCAGAAGAAATGTTTAGGTTGGGTTCATTTGGTGGAACCTATTGGAGACCTATAAAATCAAATATAACTTCTAAAAACTATAAAAATCAACATTTAGAGTTTCCAAAATCATGGTGGTCTGGACTACCAGATAAATGGTTAGTAAATGAATGGAAGGATTATGATACTTCAATAAACAAATATAAAGTAAAAGTAGGAACAACACTTCGTTTTTGGGAAAAGATGAAATGGATAAGTAAAGATGATCCTTATGGATGGGTTCAATGGTATTGTCGTTTTTATAATGGTAGAAGATTACCAAAAGAAGATAAAAGGCAAATAAATAGGTGGAAAAAGATTGCTGGACCTAAAGGACGTTTTAGAGGTTTCTTAGTCACATTAATATTAAAAAGAGATACAAACTATGATGATGAAAGCATTAGTCCTAAGATAAGACAAACATTACAACATTGGGGTTATAAATTGACAAAAGAGGATTTTAATACAATTATAAAAAACAGAGAAATGAAAAAATCAGTGAAATCAAAAAAGAAATGAAGACTTAAATACTAACGTCTTGGATTACCAACCCAGTTACCAATTCTACAAACTGGAATATCGGCAGCATGTTCAATATTACTAATATCAGAACCTAAATCTTTTCTATTTTGTAGAACTTGTAAATAATCTTTATTAACAGTAAAAGCATTAATTTTTTTTTGTCTAATTAGATGTAGAATTACAACATCTAAACCTTCTGTTAAGGGTATAATCATATCAAGTAGTTTTCTAGCACCTTCTCTACTTACTAAATATGAATGTAGGCATACTGGAACAACAGCATGGCTAAATAATGATGGATTATTTTTGTAAGGTTTAGCTTTTTTACAATCTTCAAAACAATAACCAAAGTAAACCATTTCTGCTTCAGTTGGAATATTTTTAATTAAATGTTTAATTTTCTTTCCCATTTCTTTTTGTTCTTTTTCTTTTTTAGGTAAGAATATATCATCTTCAAATATAAGGGCATATTTGTTATTAGATTTTAAGAATTCTCTTAAAATGCTAACATGACCTAAAAATACAGCAACTTCACCTTTTTCTTCTTTTTTATTCATATCATAATATTTTTTGGATAACATACCTTCTTTAAATAGTTGTTCTCTATCAACATTAGCTTTAGGAGGTCCTTTAATATATTTGGCATCAATATCTATTTTATTCATAACATTTTTAATATATTTTTCTCTTTTAGGGATATATAGAACATAAGATTGAGTATTGTTTAAATTATCTTTTTGAACTTTATTATTAGTTAAAGTTTTTCTAAAATATTTAGTAATAAGATATAAAACAATACATATTAGAATAAGTAGTAAAGTATATATAAGAGTGGATGTATTTGTAATATTCATTTTCATAATATTCATTTATATAAATAAATATTTTCTTAATAAATTCTAAATTTAAATGAAGCAAAAAATAAAATGTGAAAGTTGTATTGCTATTATTTAAAGATACAATAGGGATTACATGATGTCTGGATTATCAATATACGCGTTGAAACTTGAGAATGGTAAGTATTATGTGGGAAGGAGTTATAATGTTCCAAAAAGACTGAACCAGCATTATGATGGTGAAGGTTCAGTGTGGACGAAGAAACACAAACCGATAAAGTTGAATGAGGTTTTTCTAAACAAGACCAAATTTGATGAGGACAAATACACATTGATGTATATGTCAATCTACGGCATTGAGAATGTTAGGGGAGGTTCATTTTGCAGCATAGAATTAGGAGGTGCTGACAAATACATCATCAAAAGAATGATTTGTACCGCAACTGATAAATGTGTGAAATGTGAGCAATATGGTCATTTCTTCACAGAATGTCCTTTGAACATGAAAAGATTTGCTAATGCTAAAACAGATGAAGATGATGAACCATTATCGCAGGCAACTGACATTACGGAACCAGATGAAAATGAAAGTTATGAAAGCAGTAGCGAGTCTATATCAGAAGTAGACGATAATGAAAAGGTTGATGATGACACAGCATCATCTATAACTGATGTAGAAGAAACGAGACCAGAAACAATACCAGAGACACCAATGAGAACTAGAAGTCAAACAAAAAAAAGAAAGTTGATGATTTAATAAAACAAAAAAACAAAAAATAAAAAAAACAAAAAATAAAAATTTTTTATTAAAATTTATATAAAAAATTTATATAAAATAAATGAATGGAAATGAGATGGGAGAAAAGATAGAAACAAAACTGGATATAAAACCTCTATTTTATTCTGCGAAATTAATAGATGGTATATTTTTACTCACATTATTTATATCAGCTGGATATATAACAGAAGTATTAAATTGTAGATTTCAAAAGTTAGCACTTAGCAATATTTATATTAAACATTTATTATCATTTATGATATTATATTTTCTAAATAGTAGTTTTATAATAGAAGATAAACATCCTACAAAAAAAATAATAAATTCAGTAATATTATATGTAGCATTTATAGTAATTATGAGACAAAATAATATTATTACAATAATATTATTCGTATTAATATTTGTTATTCATTTAATAAATGAATATGAGAATTATTATAGTGATATTTATGATAAACTATCAAATACGGAAGATGTGATAGAGAAAGAAGAAATGAGAGATGAAATAGAAAGATATAAGAAATTAATAATAAACCTAAGAAATATATTAAAAATAATAACAATAATAACAATTACTATTGCGATTGTAGGATTAATCGTAAATTATCATATGACAAGAATGAAAGGAGGGCATTTTAGTTCATTAAAATTCATATTAGGTGATGTTAAATGTGCTACAGAATAGATTAAAATAATTAATTTTATTTAATTAGATATTATTATATTTAATTATTTCCCAATAAACTATTTAACATTGAACTTACATTACCAGTTGCTTCTGTTGAATAACTTTTAACAACTAATCTAATAGTAGCTCTTCTTAATTGTTCATTTAAAATACGATTTAATTCTTTTAATATATTATTTTTTTTATCTAATTTTCTGTATTCATTATAGACTTGTTTACTTTTCTCTTTAAAATCTTTTACTAATTCAAACTTTTGCTTTAATCTTTGTTCTTTATCTTGATAAGGTATATTTTCTTGTTGAATATCACGTAAATCTCTCATAGCTTTAGCACTTTCAAAATTTAAATTTAATGATTCAGCATTTTTTATATTCATTTGTGAAATTAAATTTCTAAGCTCATTATTGTTTACATCAATTTCCTCTTGTAACCTATCAACTTTATTATTTAAAGAACTAACGTCTAAAGTGTTATTATTACTATTTGAATTCATAATTTATTTTAATAAATAAAATAAATAAAAAAGAAAGAATATTATTAAATTTGTAAAATTATAATTTAAACAGCCATTTTACCTTTAATAGTTGGATGAAAGAAATAACCAATTAAATCAAAATCATCAATAGTAATTTCATTAATATTTTTATTTTTAACATCGGGATTAATCCATAGTTTAGGGAGTGCTAAAGGTGTTCTAATAATTTGTTCTTTCATTTGCTCTATATGATTGCTATAAATATGTGTATCGCCAGTAGAAATAATTAGGTCTTTAGGAACCATATCAGTAATGGTAGCTATAAGGTAAATTAAAATAGAATATGATAATATATTAAAAGGTTCGCCTAAGAACCAATCAGCACTTCTTTGATACATATGACCAGATAAATGTTTAATATTATTAATTTCTTCTACATAAAATTGAATGCTGACATGACATGGGGGTAAGCATGTTTTTTTTAAATCTTTTGGGTTCCATGCACTTAAAAATATCCTTCTAGAGAATGGATCATTTTTAAGTAAATCAATAATATATTTAACCTGATCTATACCTTTACCAGTATAATCAGTATTACAATCAATATAATCAGCACCAAAATGTCTCCATTGAAATCCATAACATGCTCCACAATCATCATCTTCTAAATGATTTAAACTGATACTATCTAAATATTCTCTAGAACTATTACCATCCCATATATGTACATTATTATTTTTTAAATTGCGATTGTTTGTATCACCATTTAAGAACCATAATAATTCATGAACACATGTTTTGAATGGAACACGTTTAGTAGTTAATATAGGAATAGTAGAAGATATATCATATCTTATTTGAGTTCCAAATATAGAATGAATACCAGTATTAGTTCTATCCATTCTATAACTACCATTTAAAAGAATATTTTGAGCAACATCTAAATATTTTTGTTCAGTATCTAATAAAATATCATTTTTTTCATATGTTAAATATCTAAATTTAACATTTTCATCAATACTATGTAATTCTCCACTATATATAGTTAATTTAAATTCCTTATCAAGTTTAGGAAAGAAAGTATCACAATTATAATTTTTATTAATATATGTTAAATATATTTTATTAAGTCTAAGTTCAAAAAAGGAAGAATTTTTAAAAAGATTATAAAAAAGGTGATATATTCTGTCACCGCCAATAATAAATAATTCTTTATTTTTATATTTTTCATTATTTTTAATGATAGAAGAGATAGTGGTTAATTTAAGTAAATCTTTGGAATTATCAATTTTTAAGATAGATTTATTTTTTTTAAAATTAAAAAATAGAAGATTATCATAATTATGTTCATTTTTAAGCAATTCTTTATCATTGGTTAATACTAAATTAAATCTATTTTTAAGAGGTCTATGTTTAACTGGAATAGAAAAAAATGTTTTATTTCCCATCAAAATAATGTGATTTGTAGTAATATCTTTAAAATATTTAAGTTCTTCTTTGATATTCCATGGTATAGTGCCATTTTTACCAATCCCTAAATTTCTATCAACTGCTACAATAAAATTAACTAAATTATGTTGCATATTATATTTAAAGTTAATAAATAAATATTAAATAAATTATAAATAGATTATAAATAAATTATAAATTATATAAAAAAATTAGAAAGATTATAAATATTTAAAATAAATAATATTATGTAGATAATTTACCGTCTTCATCATCTTTATCCTCTTCATCCTCCTCTTCATCATATTCATTATCTTTATCCTCCTCTTCATCTTTATCATCTTCATTACCAATATTTAATTTTTTATGTTCTTGCCATAATTCAGCAACTTTAGATAAAACCTCTTTATTATTTAGCGTTGGATTATTTTCTCTAACATTAGCAATATTATCTTTAATAAAAAGATTATACTTGCTAGGTTTTCTATTAACTTTTTTTCTTTTCTTTTTATCTTGAATAGTATTTAATAAACTATTTTCCGCAATTTTATCTTTAATAGTAAATAATATTTGTTCAATTTTTTCAATTTGTTTATCATTAAAATCATTATCTTCGTTAATTGATATTTTAACTAAATCAATTAGATAATAATTAGATTGTTTAATTATAAAATCAATATTATTAACTGCTTTTTTAGCATCAGTAAGTTTATACATTTTATATTAAAATTATAAACTTTATACTAATTCTATTAATTATATATCTAAATATATTCTTAAATGTTTTTAATGCGATGATAAATCGTTTTAAAACTGCGAATATATATTAAGTATGTAAAATGTTTTTAAGTATGTTTTGATTCTTGTTAAACCTTTATTTAATCTGATAATTGGTTTTGTAATCTAATAACATTTATATTTTGTCTAGAAAAGCCTTTATTAAGTTGAAAATAAGTTTTAAATACTTCATTATTAAATCCCTTTCTATACATTTTAACAATATCATTATGTGATAAAGCATAATTTATATATCTTACATCTGCTACTTTTGAATCATTATATCTTTTATTAGTATTATAATTCGTTTTTTCATTATCATTATTATTATCAGGTAATATTTTCAAATCATTATGATGGACTTTAATTACTTTGCCTTCAATTGTATGCCTTTTATAGAGTATGTCATTGATATATAGCATTACTTGATGACCAACAATATTTTGATGTAAGACATCTCTATAATCTTTAAATACAAAAGTATAAAGATACCATGAATTATGATTACGTTTATCTAATATTCCATTAGATTCATTATCTTCTCTAAAAGGGAGAGTTTCTTTCTCTTTATTATCCACATATTTAACTTCAAAATAACCATTACTAGTTACCTTTATTTGTGGTGAATAATTACAATCTTCTTTTTTACAATTATTATGTTTAGATAATAAGATAAAATCATCATTATTTACATCTTCATTTTTTTTATACTTCATCCAAAATGAAATAGTGTATTGATTACCACCATCCATATTAATTGATGATAAAAATGGAATATAATTATTATTATTTGTATTGTAAGATGCTCCTGTAAATGATATTTCGTCTGTTTCTTTAACATTCATAATACCTTTAATAAGCAATAAATTTTGCTTTATTGTGTCATTAGTTTTGATTACCTTATTTACATCTTTGCTATAAGCTAGATTAGGAAAAAAATAAGGTTCATAAAACTTAATATATAAATATACTATCATTAAAGACAATAATAAACCAGCAATAAATATTAATATATTAATTGATCCAGATAATGCCGAAAACATTATTATTTATTTATATTAATATAAATAAATATAATTCAATAATAAAAAATTTTAATAAAATTTTATTAAAAACTTTAATTATAACAAAATTAGAGAGAAACGAACATTATAAAAAATTTTTGATATAAATTAATTATCACAACTTTTTTCTAGATTATATATTGGGCTTCTTACACCAATATTAGGTAATCCTAACATTCTCATAACAGTTTGTTTTTTGATGGGACCATCATCATATATTTTTCTAATATCATTAGGAGTTCTAATACTATAATTAAAAAACTGGATTTTTGATATTAAAGCATTTGGTATAGTAATTCTATTTCCAGCTTCATCACTTTTACCTACATATACATCACTATTAGTTTCACTAACGCTGTTATCTAATATTTTAGTTGAAACTATTTCACCATCTAAGAATATTGTTACCCTTTTATTATCAACATTAATCATTACATTTACCCATCTTTTAACTGGTATATATTTAATAGTAAAATGTTCATATGCATCACTACTATTTTCATGTATATCATCTAAACCCGTTTCTGAACTTTCACTAGTTCTTAATGCTATTTTCATAGTATTAGTATTATTTTCAATATAAACTACTGGATTAGCATTTTCAAAATCATCTTTATTATTTCTCATAAATAATAGTTGTGGTTTAGGATTATCATCAGCACCTGATACATTTTTAACTTCTCTTAAATAAACCCAAAATGAGTATGTAAATTCATTTAATTTTGCTAATGGTAATTTTTCACTATAATTAACTTTACCAAAAGTTTCATTTTCTAAATCCGTAGGTATAGGTGATAATGTGTAATATAAAAATTCTGGTCTATTTAAAACAATTAGCATTTGAACCAATACATAAACCATAATACCGAATGTAACAATAATAACAATATTATTCATACTAAAATCAGAATAACTACTAGTAGGTGTAGTAGATTTAAAAGGATTTAAATTTGTCCCAAAACTTCTAACACTATCCATTTATTATATATAAAGATTTTTATGTAAATTTCATATTATAATTCTTTATTATTTTTAATTAATTAAAAAATAATTAATTATTTTAATAATTTATCATCAATAATACAAAAAGTTTTATTATATTTTTTTAAAACATCTAAATAATTTTTATCATATTTATCTTTTAATTTATAATTATTATTTTCAGTAATTTTAAGTTCTACATTTTTTAGTAAATATTGAATGAATATATCAAAATATTTATTAGATAAATTATAATCATCTAAGATAATAAATTTCTTTTTTGAATAATTAAATTTTAAACTAGATTTAGTTAATATTTGAGTAAAGTTTATTTTTTGATAAGACATATTATAGGGATGTAAAAGACTATAATAGTAATTCATTTTATAAGATTTAATAATACATAAATATCTATATAATTGCCAATTGTAATTATTATATATATATTTTTCAATATTATCAGCAATACAATAATCTTCTAAAACATTTATATAAATTTCATCAATAGTAGGTAATATTTTATTTGTTGTTGATTTTAAATTTTTTTTATTAAAAATATTTAACATATTTTCATGTAATAACATACTTATTAATGTAATATCATTTATAGTAAGTTTCTCTAAATTTTCAATATCATATTTAGTTCTTATTAATTTATTAATAATATCATATAAATCATTATTAACTTCATTATAATCTATTGATAGATTATTTAAATTATTATTTATATTATTATCTACATTAGATAGATTAATTTTAGAATATTGTGATGAAAAATCTAATAAAGATTTTAGATTTAATAAAATATATTTTATATTAAAATTATTAAGTTTAATAATATTTTTAATACTAGATATTAACTCTTTATCAATATTAATACTTTCATTATCACATATACTAATTATAAAACTAAATGATTTATCCATGGGGGGTTTATTTAAGTAGAAATTATCAGTTTTTTTTAGAAAGTCATTATATTTTCTAGAATATACCTTATTAACAATACATACTATAGGTATATTTCTATTATCTATTTGTGTAAGATAACTTAATATATTTTTATCACTACATAAGATTTCTAAATCATCTATAAGTATAAGTTTTCTTTGTTTTTTAAAGAACTGATTGATGGTTTTAAAATTTATAAAAACATCAATATCATTCTTAAAGGTTTCACTATTATAAAACTCTTTATAATCAAAATTAAGTTCTTTAAGTATTTGTTTAATTAAAGAAGTTTTACCAATACCAGTATAACCAATACATACAATAATTTTACTAAAATCATTTTGTTTTAATCTTTGTTTAAAATCATTAACAAATTTAAAATGTCCAATATAATCTAATGATTTAGTAGGTTTATACTTTTCTAAAATCATAATTAAATATTTATTATTATTCTAAATAATATTTTATATAAAAATAATTAAAATCTGTAAAATCTGTAAAATCTGTAAAATCAAAATCAAATTTTAATCTACTTTAGGATTAGGATCTAATATACACATATTTTTAAATTCTGGCCAATTATCATTATCTAGTATATATTTATTTCTATCAAAGTAATCAAATATTTCTTTACATTGAGTATTAGTAGTATCATAATGATTAAAGCATCCATTAATACTTCTAGAACCTTGATTACCACATTCAGCATCTCTACCTTCTAGAAAAAATGTACGTTTATCATTTGGTACCTTTTTTTTATATGTTTGGAAACCTCGCCAGTATTCATCCCAATCACTTTGCGGTGGTTTAAATCCAGTAGTAGTACTACATAGATTATTAGGATCTTCATATAAACAACAATGATGCTTACTACTATTAGATACAAAAGAAATAGCATTACAATTAGGCGTAGCACTACATTTAGTCTGACATTTATCAATACTGGCAGTTTCGGTGTTTTCATAACAATTTTCATTAAGATCATCTTTTCTTACTTTATCAATACCTATTGGTTTTATAATCTCAATACCACTAACATCTTCATTACAATGACCACTTCCAATTAAATCATACTGTTCAATATCACTATTATCAGCATCATATTCACATTTAATTTCATTAGGTGTACTCTGTGTAGTATAATTATTAGGACATTTTTTATAATCATATTCAGTAGGTCTAATATATCTATCGTATGTATTTTTAATAGATTTATTCAAAGCAATTACATAGTATATACATAATATAGAAATAGTTAATACGACGGGAGCAACAAAGTAGGATATATTGAGACCACTTCCACTATTCAATAGTATATTAGATGCGAATAATATAGCAAGCATTATAATTAATAAAAAACCACCAATAATTTGTTTATTATTATATAATTGGATTTCATTCATAGTAATTTTAATAATAAAAGATATTTTAAATTTTTCATATTAAAATAATTCGCTTCTATATAATATTTTATTACCCTTATTAGAGAGATTAACAGAGCGTTCCATAGGGACATGAACCTTAGAAGCATCTTTAACATATTTATCATATTGCTCTAAATCTACCAAAATACGTGGAACTGCGAAATCTAAAACTTTTTGATTTAAATCTTTCACTTGTTCTACTATATTTGTTTCTAAATTTAAACCATATTGTAAATACATACTTCTCATAATAATAGATAATTCGGTTACAGATTGAGGATGAATAATATGTTTACCATTTGTTTTATTAGCTACCATATTTTTAAGACCTATTTGTAAAGCATCTATGTTTTGTTGGCTGAAAAATAAATCATTAACACAATTTTTTTCAAAATTCCCTTTAATTCCAACATCTTTTAAATTATTATTTTCTACACGATAATAATCTTTTTCAAAATTCATTTTATTTTATTTAATAAAATAAATTAAATATATAAATTTATATTAAAAAATTTATATTAAAAATTTATATTAAAAAATTTATATTAAAAATATAAATACTAAATAAATGGATATTAAATTACAGAATAAAATAAAGAATTTTCTAGGATCACATAATTATTCAATAAGTGATAATAATTTTAAGTTGCTAACAAATAAATTATATAATTCAAAATTATTTAATAATTATGACGAAGAATTTAATTTTGTTCAAAATGGTGGAGGTAATGTATTACCAGCAGAATATTTTGGTGTAGATACTAAAGCATATGTTAATTCAAATGCTGGAACAAATACAACACCGACAAATGTTGCTATAAGACCAGAGATAACAAGTGAAATATTTCCAATGAATGGTGGAGCATGTCCATGTATGACTGGAGGTATGTTTAAAGGATGTGCTCTTATTACAAATAGTGATATGAAGAATTTTAAACAAAATAATTTATTAAACTTTAATAATAAAGAATTGAAAGATAACAAAGAGTTTTTAAATAATAAATTAAATATATATTTACATGATTTGATGAATAATGTAAAGAATAAGAATATGTTAATAGGGAAAAGTCATATTAATATGATATAATCAGCAGATATGATTTTGAAAGGTTTTATAAATTATTTTATATACTTAATATATATTCACAATTTTAGAAACCCTTTTACTACATTACATGTTTAAATAAAATTTGATTTTAATTTTTACTTAAATATTATTTAAGAAATAATATTATTGAATATTTCTGATATCTATTTTTGATATCTAGAATTTAATTTTGCTTATGAGCAAATCAAGTTCAAAGAATATATCTGATAAATATGTTAAACTTGATCCAATTGAACATGTTTTACGAAGACCTAATATGTATGTTGGGTCTATAGAAGAAGATGAATATTCAACATGGTACTATGATGAAAAAACAGATAAAATGAAAAAAAATAAGATTAAATATGTTCCAGGTTTTTATAAAATCTATGATGAATTAATCGTTAATATTTTAGACCATATGAAAAGAATTGAAATGTCTAAAAATGATAATAAAAATATTGTTAAAAACATTAAAGTTAATATTGATATAGAAGATAATAAAATTGAAGTTTATAATGATGGAGATGGTATAGATATTGAAATTCATCCAGAACATAAAGTTTATATACCAGAATTAATCTTTGGAAATATGTTAACATCAACTAATTATGATGAAAATGAAGAAAAAGTTATAGGTGGTATGAATGGTATTGGTGCTAAAGCATGTAATATATTTTCTACTAAATTCATAATTGAAACTGTTGATGCTGATAAAGGTCTTAAATATACACAAGAATTTGAAAATAATATGAGCATTAAAAATAAACCAAAAATTAAAAAATTTTCTAAATATCCTTATACTAAAATAACATTTTACCCAGATTTAGAAAAATTTAATCAAAAAAAAATTACTCCAATGATGTATAAGATGATGATGAAAAGAGTTTATGATGTTTGTGCTTTAACTGATGATTCTATAAAGGTTTATTTTAACGATGAAAAAATTAATATAAAAAATTTCCAAAAATATGCTGAACTATATTTTACAGATGTTTCTAATAAAGATATATTATATGAAAAGATTAATAATAGATGGGAAGTTATAGTAAGTTATAACGAAAAAACTGGTGCTGGATTAGAACATGTATCCTTTGTTAATGGTATATGGACACTAAAAGGTGGTAAGCATGTTGATTATATTGTTAATCAAATATCAAAAAATATGATTGAGATTATACAAAAGAAGAATAAAGGATTAGTTGTAAAACCTCAACATATTAAAGATAACCTATTTATTTTGATTAAATCTACTATAGTTAATCCGGCATTTGATAGTCAAACAAAAGAAACATTAACAACACCAGTTTCAAAATTTGGAAGCAAAGGAGAATTATCAAAACAATTTTATAATAAATTATACAATACTAAGTTAATAGAAAATGTTATTGAACTTAGTGAGATGTATATGAATAAAAGTTTAAAAAAAACGGATGGTAAGAAGAAAAATCAAATTAAAGGTATTCCTAAATTAGATGATGCTATTCATGCTGGAACTAAAAAATCTGAAGATTGTATATTAATCTTAACTGAAGGAGATTCTGCTAAATCTATGGCTATTGCTGGTCTTAGTGTCGTTGGTAGAGAAAAATATGGAATATTCCCTTTAAAAGGTAAATTACTTAATGTTTTAGATACTGCTGATAATAAGATTGCTAATAATGAAGAAATAACTAATATTAAAAAGATAATGGGTTTAGAAACCAAAAAGAATTATAAAGATGTTACCTCACTTAGATATGGTAAAATACTAATTATGACAGACCAAGATGTTGATGGTAGCCATATTAAAGGATTAGTATTTAATCTTTTTAATAGTTTATGGCCTTCTTTAATTAAGATTGATGGTTTTTTAAACTCAATGCTTACACCTATTATTAAAGCAAAAAATAAGAAAAATGTAGTTGAATTTTATAATCTAACTGAATATGATAATTGGAAAAAGAAAAATAGTAGTAATAAATGGCAGATTAAATATTATAAAGGATTAGGAACTTCAACAGAAAAAGAAGCAAAAGAATATTTTAAAGATATGAAGAATGTTGAATATATATTTGATGAAAAAGAATCTAAAGAGAAAATAGATTTAGCATTTAATAAAAAAAGAGCAGATGATAGGAAAAATTGGTTATATGAATATGATAAACAAAACATTTTAGATTATAAAGATACTAAAGTTGATTATCATGATTTTATTGATAAAGACTTAATACATTTTTCTGTATATGATACTGGTCGCAGTCTTCCATCATTCTGTGATGGTCTTAAAATTTCTACACGTAAGATATTATATTGTTGCTTTAAAAGAAATCTTACTAAAGAAATTCGGGTTGCTCAACTTGCTGGATATGTTAGTGAAAATGCTAATTATCATCATGGTGAAAAAAGTTTACAAGATGCTATTATTGGTATGGCTCAAAATTATATTGGTTCTAATAATATTAATCTTTTGATGCCTAATGGTCAGTTTGGGTGTTTAGATCCAGAAACTCCAATTATTTTATGGGACAGTTCCATAAAAAAGGCAAAAGATATAAAAGTTAATGATAAGTTAATAGGTGATGATGGTAAACTAAGAATAGTTTCAAAACTAATCTCAGGGGAAGATGATATGTATGAAATTAAGAATGGTAATATGGATAATTATATTGTTAATAGTAATCATATTTTAACAGTATATTATTCTGGTCATAAATCAATATTTTGGAAAGATTCAACAAAATCCTGGATAATAAATTATTTTGATGATAAGTTAAAAAAAGTAAAGAGTAAATCTATAAGAACAAATGAATCAACTACTAAAAATCATTTTAATTCTTCAAAATTAACAAAAGAAGAAGCATATAAAGAAATTCAAGAGTTTTCTAAAAATATTTCAAATAATAATATTTTTGATATAAATTTACAACAATATTTAAAATTATCAAAATCTGATAGACAACATATTAAAGGAGTTTTAAACAATTCAGTGATTAAATGGGAAGAACAACATTTAGATATAGATCCATATATACTAGGTTCTTGGTTAGGTGATGGATATTCTGATTGTCATAGTATAGCATCATTTGATAGTGAAATTGTAAAAGAATGGGCTTTATGGTTAAATAATATTGGATGTGAATTATGTCATACTAAAAATATTCCACCTCATGAGAATCATTCCTTCTATATAAGAAGAAGAGGTTCTGGAAATATTAATATTTTAGCAATAGGTGATAAAAAACATAATAGTGAAAATTGTATTGGTTGCTCAACATCCAAATATACAATGGAAGCATGTGATTGGTATTTTGATAAAGATACTGAAAATTATGAATGTAATGGATTAAATTCTGATAATAATATTGCTAAAAATTTAAATCCATTTAAAGAACTTTTTAAAAGAAACAACCTCTTTAAAAATAAACATATACCGCATTCATATATATTTAATAGTGAAAAAAATAGATTAAAACTTCTAGCAGGAATGATTGATGCTGATGGTTCATTAAGAAAAACCAAAGATAATGTATATCGGTATGAAATTTATCAATCTGAGATTAGAAAAGATTTATTAGAACAATTTAGAATTATTGCTGGTTCTCTTGGATTTAGAGCAAAAATATATATTACAAAATCTCAAAAAAATATTAATACTATGTATACATTAGCAATAACAGGTTTTAATCTTAATAAAATACCTGTCAAAGTATCACGTAAAAAAATATTAGAAAAACAAGATTTATCAAGAAATTGTATGATACATCATATTGATGTAAAATATGTAGGAAAAGGTAATTTTTGTGGATGGGAAATTGATGGGAATGAAAGATTTCTGTTAGCAGATTTTACTATAACTCATAATTCAAGAGTTTTAGGAGGCAAAGATGCTGCTTCTCCTAGATATATTCATACTGAACTTAATCCTCTTACATTTCATATATTTTCAAAAGATGATTTACCTATTCTTAACTATTTAGATGATGATGGTGATAAAATTGAACCAGAATTTTATTTACCAGTAATACCTATGATTTTAATAAATGGTGTAATTGGTATTGGAACTGGTTTTAGTTGTAATGTCCCATGTTATAATCCTAAAGATTTAATTAAAATTTATAAAAAATTATTATCATCTAAAGATATTAATAAAACCTTTAAAGAATTAACTGAAATCAAATCATTTTATACTGGTCATAAAGGTTCAATAATTAAGGAAGATAATAAATATATTAGTAAAGGAATATACAGAAGATTTTCACCTAATCAAATAGAGATAACTGAACTACCTATTGGAACTAGCACTCAAGACTATAAAGAATTTTTAGAAAAATATATGGAGAAAAATCCTAAGATCTTAAAAGAATATGAAAGTCATTATACTGAAAGCATTATCAAATTTATATTACATTTTGAATCTGGTAGTGTCAATCAACTTCTTAAAACTGATAAAGATGGTAAAACTATTAAGTTTGAAAAAGATTTTAAACTTATTACATCTAAACCCCTATCTACTACTAATATGCATATGTTTAATCAAAATGGTGCTATTACTAAAATGAAAAATACAAAACAGATTATTAAAGAATTTTATAACTTTAGATTATCATGGTATCAAAAACGTAAAGATTACTTAATTAAAAATTTAAAAGATGAATTAATATTTTTAGATGCTAGAATTAAATTTATTTTAGATATTATTGAAAATAGACTTAAGATTAATAATACTAAAAAATCAATAATAGAAGAATATTTAGAAAACAATGATTATCCTAAAAAACTATTAAAAAATGTAGAACAAAAAGTATCTGATGATAATAATAATGATAATAATGATAATAATAATAATAATGATAATAATAATTCAAAAGATACTATAAAGGTAAAATCTAATTATGATTACTTAATTAAAATGCCTATCTGGAATTTAACTTATGAAAAAAAAGAAGAGCTACTTAAAGAATTAAATAATAAGAAAGATATGCTATCATCAATTGAGAAAAAGAAAATAGAGGAATTATGGTTGGATGATTTATCATCATTTGAAAAAGAATATGATAAATATTATAATAAAAGAATAAAAGATTTATCATAAAATTTTATGATAAAATTAATTAGAATCACTAGGACCACTAGCTACATCATTATCTTTAATTACTATTTCATTTTCAATAACAATGTTATCAATTGTATCTTCAATATCACTTGATATCTTACTCTTAATATTATATTGTTCTTTATATTTTATAAAATTATATAATAATATTAAAAATATTGTTAATATTATATAATTATTTCCAGTTTTTATATAGAAATGAATAATAAATACACTAAATATTAAGACTAAAATATAAAATAATGTATTATTCATATAATAATTTTTTATTTTACCTACCTGAAATCTAGAGTAATGATATTTTAAATTAAATTCTGTATTATTACATTCATTATTATAATTATCAAAAAATATCTCTTTATAGTCCTTATAAAATCTATATGCTAAATAAATAGTTAATAAATAAAGTAGATAAACATTTTTTGTAATTATATAAATAATAATTAATGTCAAAATTACTATAATTTTAGTTAATAATATATAGAAATAATTTTCCCTTTTTATTTCATTATCATGAATAATACGATTTATAAGTATTTCATAATTTTCTTTTTCTTCATTATGATATTTTATATTACGATTATTTAATATTTTTTTTAATTCATCTAATGTTAAAGTTTCTAAATGACCTCTTTCATCTCTTAGAAATTCATCTTTCTCACTTTGTCTTAAATTGTGATTGCTACTTGATGCTATATAACTATTTTTAAGTTTTCTTTTTATTTTTTCATATAGGGTTTCTTTATTTCTTTTATTATATGTTTTTCTTTTGAATATATTGCTCTCATTAAATGTATAATAATTTTTACCGCATTCTATATTTAAATATATATCATCATTATCATCTATATCATTATAATATTTTCTCAAACCTTCTTTATATTCTGTAATATCATATACTTTACCATTTACACCAATTTTACATTTATCATTTTGATTATACTCTTCTCTTAATTCTTTTTCGGTATAATATGTTGTATTATCTATATTCGTATTAACTAATTTAACTGAATTATTAGAACAACTACCACTCATAATTTAATTTATAAAAATATTATAATAAAAATATTATAATAAAAATATTATAATAAAATAAAAATAAGAATGCAGATATTTGTAAAAACACTTACCGGTAAAACAATAACATTAGAAATAGACTCAAATGATACTATTGGAAATCTGAAAGCAAAAATACAAGATAAAGAAGGAATACCACCTGACCAACAAAGATTAATATTTGCTGGAAAGCAATTAGAAGATGGTAGAACATTAGCAGACTATAATGTACAGAAAGAATCTACACTTCATCTTGTATTGCGATTGAGAGGTGGTAATTGAGATTAATTTTTAAAGTTTTTATAGTTTATTTTAACTTATCATTCAATAATATTTTTTTTATGTAAAAATTTTATTATAAAATTTATATAAATATTAAAATGAAATCACCAGAAATAAAAAGATTATCTCCTAAGACTTACAAAAATAAAATAGTTAATAATGCTTATGCTCCTATACACAAACCAGAAAAAATTAAAAAAAATATTCCTATGCTTTTATTAGAAAAATAAAATTACAAAAATAAAATTACAAAAATAAAATTTGATTTTAATATTATATAAAATTAAATATTTAAATTTATTAAAATGAAAAAATATTCAAATCTTTTAGAAAAATATAAAAAGGTCTTTATAATTACTAAAGAAAATTGTCCCTTATGTGATAATTTAAAAACCTTATTTGATACTATAGAGGTTGAATATGATACCTATAAATATGAAGAAACACATGATGAGATAAATAATGAATATCCATTTAAAACATATATGAAAGACCAAACTGGTGGTAAAATGTTTCCATTCTGTTATATAAATGGTAAATATGTTGGAGGTTATCAACAAGTTCATCAAAATCTACTAATGGGAAAATTAAAAGAACAATTGAATTCTATAGGATTAGATTATGAAGAAGATTTTTAATAAAAAATATTTATATTTGATTTTTAATTAAAAAATTAGAGAGGAAACGAACATTATAAAATTTCATTCGTTTCCAAATCTATTTTTTTATTTAATTAAAATAAAATGAATTATTTTTTTTTTAATTTATTTAATAAATCAACACAATTTAATCTATTTAAAAGAGTTAATAATAATAAATTAGTTAATAATATATTTAATAGTGATAATATACATTATTTAACTTTAATAGGTTCATTAGGAACATTTGGAACTTATGTATATTTTCTAGAAAATAATAAAAATATAAAATATAAAAATATTAAATATAATGATAATTATAAAGAATATCTAATAAAGTATGAGTAAATTACCTACGATAATATTACTATCTGGTCCTAAGAGATGTGGTAAAGATACATTAGCAAATTATCTTAAAAATAATTATAATTATGAACATCTTAAAATAACATCAAAACTTAAAGAATGTATTAAATTATTATTTGATTTAGAAGATTATGATTTAGAAGAAATAAAAGAACTAACTAATCCAGAATGGAAAACATCACCTAGAAAAATGATGCAGTTTATAGGAACTGAAATGTTTCAATATAAAATACAAGAACTATTACCAAATGTAGGTAAGAAATTTTGGATTAAGTCATTATTTAATAATACATTAATAAGTAAATTAACAGATACAAACGAGGACTATAAGATAGTAATATCAGATTTAAGATTTAAACATGAGCTAGAAGAAATTAAGAATTTAAATATTCCGTTGGTTCATTTAAGAATTAAAAAAGATGATTTAAATTATAAAAAAGATGAACATATAAGTGAAAACCAATTATATGAACTAAAATATGATTATGAAATTGATAATAATAACGATGTTTTTAATTATTATTACAAAATAGATAATTTAATGAGAAAAATAAAGAATTCAATATAGATTAGAAAGTTAATTAAATAAATTATAATTTAATTTAAATTTTAATCAAAATATAATGTAATTTCATGATTATCAAGATACATATTTTTATTAACAGATTTAGATAATTCTATTCTTTTTTTACGACTTATTTCAGTTGTGCTACCATTTTTATTTTTAACTTTTTTAATAATTAAATTATTTTTATCTAATTTTTTATAATTATTTTGTTTTTGTGAAAATATCATATCATCTTCTATGATTTTCTTATGTTCTACAATATATTCATAAATATTATTATCTATAATCCATTTAAAGAAATTTATTTGTCCAATAGTGGTTTTAACATAATTAAATTGAACTTTATTATAAAGTATTTTATTATATTGTAAAGAAAATGTTATATTAATTTTATTAGTATTATCACAATTAGTATTATTATAAATCATATAAAGTATATTTTTTCTTCTAAATGGGTCAAATAGTTGTTTAGAGAATGCTCTAAGATTAGATTTATAACTATTATAAATATTAAGATATTCATTTCTATTATTATTTTTTTGAATAATTATTTTATTTTTTTTACAATAATTAGTTACAAACCAATCAATTAATCTAAGAGAAATTTTGGTTTCTTTAGATTTTTTAAAAAGATTATTATGATTTAATATTCTAAATAATCTATTTAGAATATATTTATCTTGATAGAATAATTTTAATTGATTTAATAAAATATTATTTTCCATTATTATTTATTCAATTATTTTAACTTTAAATAGTTATAAAATCTATTAAAAATATTTATTCTAATGGACGCCGTCCAAGATCTGGACCAATAGTAGTATTCATCCATGGAGATACTTTAAGTTGAGGATTGGGTGGTTCGCTTCTTAATTGTTGGTTAGCATTTCTAAGAGAATTACCGATACTATTAACACCTAGAGTATATCCAGCAGTCAAATGATTCCTAGTATCATCATCACCTTGACCAGCTGGATTTACTTGAGCAAATGGTGAATTGGCAGCATCTTTAGGAAGCAAATCATCAGCAGTCAATCTATCTCTTGGTAAGCATTGAACTGGAGGGGGTGTAGAAGGAGTTCCAGTTACTGGACTAGGTCCAGCATTATCATTACCAGCAGAAGGTTGTACTTGTTCATTGAATTGTTCATTAACTTGTTCTTCTAATACTACACTTTTTGTTTGATATCTTTTAACCATCATTCCTAATACAACTACTGCTGCTAAAACTAATACACATTTAACTAATTTTGTTCCATTCATTTTATTATATAATTATATAATATTTTTAAAAAAAAAACAGAAATAAAAATATTTAATTAAAAAAATTTATATTAAAAAAATTTATATTAAAAAAATTTAATTAAAAAAATTTATATTAAAAATTTATTAAATTAAAATATTCTTCAATTTTATTTTTATTAAAATTATTTAAAATTTCATTTTTCATATTTGAAAAAGCTTCAATTTCATTATTTGTATTACTAATAGTATTTTTAGCATAATTTATTTTAACATCAATTTTAGTAAATAATTCCTCTTTAATACTTTCATAATCTACTATATCTTCATCATCTATATCATTAATATCAATTTCATCTGGATTAACAATTTCAATAGATTCTAATATCCACTTATTAGAATCTTCTATAAATTTTACACCTATATTATAAATATGTTCAATGCTTAGTTGATTAATTAACTTACTTATTTTTTTATTAACAAATAAAATATAATAATCATTCTTAGAATGTAAATCAAAATTAATTTTAAATTCTAAATTAACTAGATTTTCAATCCTCTTTAATGCTGTTTTAATCTCAATATCTATAATAATTTTAATAATAGTAATATTATCTATAATACTAGGTTTTTCTAATAGTTTTATATTACTAAATACTAATGAATTATTTAAATCATCAATATTTTTAACTTCTAGTAAGTTAATCATTTATAATAATTTTTTAAATAATTAAGGAAATTTTTACGCATAAAAATTTTAATAAAAAAATCTAAATTAAAATTATTTTATTTTAATTAAAATGAGTGAAAATTCTAATATATCACTAACTCAAATTTTTTTAAATAAAATTAAAGAAGAATTATCAAATAATAAAAGTGATATTGAGGTTAATATTGTTAAACCCATATTAGATAATATATTTTGTAATATATCTCATTATTTATATTTTATATTTATAATATTACTATTAATATTATTGCTAATAGTAATTAATATAATATTTTTAATTTATTATAGTAAATTAATTCTTAAAAAACAAACTATGAATTAGTTTCTATAAAACTAGAGAGAATTAATATTAATTAAATTTTTTAATTAAATATATTTACTAGAACTATTATCATATATATAACTTACTAAATAATCTGATAAATTTTTATCTATTGTAAAATTATATATTTCTTTTTTTTTATTTAGATGTCTAATAATAGCATCTACTATATTATTAATTTGTTCTGTATTATTCTCTAACCAAATAGTAAAATTCATTTAAATAATTATATATATAGTATTTTATAAAGTTTTTTAAGTATTTTTAGAAATGATTATGAAAGAAGAATTTGAATACAGATTTAGTGCTTATGAATTAGAAAATTTATCTAATATTTTCTACCATTTTAAAGAAAAATATAAATTATTAGGAATATTGGATAATTGTAAAATAGAAAATTTATGTTCAATTATTATAAAAAATTTAGAGTTCCATGATAAAGATGAAGAATATAGTGATAGTGAAGATGATATAGAGGATAATTTAGATAATATAGAATCTAGTGGAACATAGTATCACTAATTTTAAATAAAAAAATTAAAGAGAATATAAATATTAAATATAATAAATATTTTAAATTCTTAGAAATATAAAAAATATTTTAATAAAATAAATGGTGAAACAAGTAGGAGGTGTAACCATTGGAGAAATAACAGTTCCAATTGGTTTAATTCTAGCAGAAAGAGCAATTAGAAGTTTATCTGGAAAAAATACAAATACTAAAAATACTAATACTAATACTAAAAAGGCTAAGAATACTAATACTAAAAAGGCTAAGAATACTAAAAAAGAAATGAAAAACTTTAATGCTAGAAGAGTTATAGCATTAAAAGGAGGTTCTACTGGTAGTAATACTGGTAGTTCTAATACTGGTAGTTCTAATACTGGCAGTTCTAATACTAGTAGTAATACTGGAGGTAATACTGGAGGTAATACTGGTAGTGCTAATAGTAGCAATTCTTCAGCAAATGGAACAAATCCATTAAATATTATATGTAATACAAATGTATTAAGTGGTGGTAGTAGTTGTGGTTCTAGTAAACCACATTCACATATGGATAAGAAAACTAAGAAACCTAAGAAAACTAAGAAACCTAAGAAAACTAAGAAACCTAAGAAAACTAAGAAACCTAAGGAATCTAAGAAACCTAAGAAATAATTAAATAGAAACAGAAATTTTAAATTTAATATAATATTTAATTAAATATTATAAATACATCCATTTTTTATTTTATTAATATGTAAATTAGATATATTAATAATATCATGAAAACTTTTATCTTTATTTTCTTTTAGACTAATTTGTTTAATAATATACCATATTCTAATATTGAAAAACTTATCATTTTCATTAAAATTTTTTTTAATAAAATAAATTTTATTATTATAATTAACTGCTTCCATTTTATAATAATGTTAATAAACCCCTATATGTTTTTATAATATTCATAACCTTATAATTTCAAATTTTATTTATAAATTTCTATAAAATTTTTATATAACCTTCTATAATTTTTAGTTAATATTAATTTAAATAAATATTAATATTAATTAAATATAAAATGTCTTTATTAGATGATACAAATACATTAAACCTAGATAAGATTGAAAGTGATATAAAAAAAACATTAGATAAAACTGAAAAGAAGATTGTAGAAGTTCCTAAAGATATGAAAGAAGATATAAAAATTATAGTTGAACCATCTAATATTATTCCACCTAAAAAGACTGATAAAATAGTATTACCTAAAAGTGATACATTAATAGATTTAGAAGTTTCATCAGTCCTAGGAGATGAATATATACCATTACTAAACGATTTATCTAGAATGATAACATTACAAGTAATAATACAACTGATGCTTTCTATGAGAGACCCTATAGAATATCCATTTTTTAGTCAGCATTTTTTTGAACTTCTGTTTTATATAATTCTAGGACTAATGACTTATTGGTTAGTTGTAAAAAAACTCTTTAAACTTATATAAATCAATAGATACGTAAATCAATTTTAATATTACTATAATCAATATAATTTTAAGTTTAAATTAAATAAAATTTAACATTTTTTTTTATAAAATTTAATGGATATAAAAAATTTATTAAATAGATTAACAAATGAAGATATTAAAGAAAATTGTAAATTATTAGACCATATGTGTAATGAAAATTTAGATAATACTTTATGTAATGATAATCTAATATATAAATCAATAATAAAAGAAAATGGAGATTTATATAATGATTTGGAAATTTTTCAAGATTTTAAAGGTAAAAATAATACTATATTAGAAAAAATAGATAATACATATACAGATGGAGGTAGAAACTATCTAAAGAAACTATTAGAAAATCCAAGTGATAATTATGATTTTTTAAATAGTAAAAAAGAAAGTTTATTAAATTTATTTAAAATTTTAAAGAGTGATAATGAAATTCAAAAATTTTTTATTAAATTAGAAGAAACAGAAAAAAGTTTATTTTGGATATTTAAAACGAATGATGTAGAACAAGATAATTTAGTGAATATATTATATTTTAATAATTTTATATTAAAATATTTAAATAATTCCAGTATAGTTTTATCTGGTTTCAATATTTACAATATATTCTTATCTCCAATGATTGGTATATTATCACCTATAATAGGATTTATTATACCATATTTAATATTAAGATTTAAATTAAAAGTTAAATTTAGTTTTATAACATATATTAAATTTTTATATAATTATTATGTAAATGCTAATTTTGGAAGCATGTTTGGAAATAGTTATTTAAATACATTAAGAAAGATATGGTATGCTTTCACAATGTTATTTTATTTTAATGGAATATTTAATAGTTTCCAGTTATCAAAATTAAGTAATAATATTAATCTAACAATATGTGGTCATATATCAAATTGTTCAATATTTATAAAGAATGGAATACAAATATTAAATAAAATTTATAATAAAAATGATTATTTAAAAATATTTAACTTACAATTTGATTTTGAAGTAAATAATAGTATAGTAAAGCAGCTAAATAGTTTAAATATAACAACAAATGAATATTTTAATAATTTTGGTCAAAAATTAAAATTATATAAGTTGATAAAGGATCCAAAACATAAACATGATATATTTAATTTAATAAATTTAATATATTTAAGTGATACAATAAATTCATTACATTCTGTAAAAAATTTGAATGAATTATCAATTACAGAATATATAGATAGTGAAGAACCCTATATATCAATAAATGGTTTAAGACATCCAAATATAGATAGTAATAAAGTAGTTAAAAATGATATAATATTAGATAATCATAATAATCTTATAATAACTGGACCAAATGCTGGAGGTAAATCAACGTTTATAAAATCTATAGCAATTAATATTTTACTATCACAAACTATATGTTTTACTTTCACAGATATGATAAAACTAACACCATTTCACTATATAGCAAGTCAAATGACAATTATAGATGATAAAGGTTATGAATCGTTATTTGAAGCAGAAATGAATAGAATTATTAAAAATGTAGAAGCAATAAAAGAGTGTAATGATACTAATAAAAAATCAATTATATTTTTAGATGAATTATTTAATTCAACAAATGTTATAGAAGGTATTTGCGGTTCTTATGGAATATGTAAATCTCTAGCAGATATTAAAACTAATATAACTTTATTAACAACTCATTTCACTTATTTATATAAATTAAAAGATACTAAAAAATATAAAAATTACAAAATGAATGTAAAAATAGATGATGAAAATATAGAATTTCCTTATAAAATAAGTGAAGGAATATCAACACAATATATAGCATTAGAATTATTAAATAAAAAATTAAAGAGTTGTAGAGAAATCATAGAAACTTCTTTAGAATTTAAAAAAAATTTAATAAAAAAAATTTAATTAAAATAAATGATATCAAAAATAAGTTGTATAATTTCTTTAGTATTTATTATTTCTACATTGTATTTTAATTTTAGTTTGAATAAATATAGTGTAATAAAAGATTATCAAGACACTTTAAATGAGGAACAATTAAAAATATATAATAAAATAGCCAATGAAAGATTAGAAATAAGTGTAAGAGGTTATTTATTAGGATTATCAATTTCATTGTTAGTAATAGTTATAAATTATAATGTTTATAAAGTGAATAAAAATCCAGTAATATGTTTAGTAGGTATGATAACATTCTTAGTTCATTATTTCTATTATAATTTAGCACCTAAAAGTGATTGGATGTTACTTCATGTAGATAAAGAACAAAATAAAGATTGGTTAAAAATGTATAAAACTATGAAAAGAAATTATCATATTAGTTTTGTTGTAGGAATAATTTCAGTTATGCTTTTAGCAAATTCCTTTAAATGTTAAAAAATTAATAAAAAAAATATTATATTAAAATGTTTCTAATCCAAACAAATTTATTAGTAACAATTATAAAATATATATTATCATTTTATATTTCAATTAATACTCGTTTAAAAGAAGAAGATAATTTTATTCTAAATATAAAAATAATGTTTCCAAAATTGAAAATCAAAGTATACTTCTATCATTTGTTTATGCTATCTATAGTAATGTTGTTATGTTTTTATTTAGTATATAGAGATATGAAAAGAATAGAAACAAATATGTTAGGAATATTTAACAGAATAACTGGAATTGAAAAATTAAATCAATCAATAGTTCCTAAATTAAATGAATTAATAGTTAAAAATGAACTATTAGAAAATAATAATTTACAACCAACTAAAGAAAATAGGGTTGAAGAAAGAGAAGAAATTGTGGAAGAAATACAAACAACTGATACAAATGAAATTCCATCAAATGAAGATGCAAAAGAAACAGAAATAAATGAGCAAATGGAGAATATAGATAATATAATGAGTAATATTGTAAATTTAAATGAAAGTGTGTTAAAAGAAGTAAGTGATGATGTAAAAGTAGAAGTAAATGATGATGTAAAAGTAGAAGTAACTGATAATGTAAAAGTAGATGATGTTAAGGTAGATGATGTAATGGATTTAGTAGATAGTTTAGAAACGGAAACTATAAAAGATTTATCAGAATTAAGTGAAGAAGAGTTGAATAATAAAACAAATAAAGAATTGAAAGAATATTTAAAATTGAAAGGATTATCAAATGTTGGAAATAAAACAAAACTAATAGAGACTATTTTAAAATTAAAATAATTTAAATAAAAATATTTTTTATATATAAATAAAATGGATACATGTACAGATTGTGATAGAAAACCAACCAAACCAAATGGTGTATGCCCAGTATTTAACATGGATGATGGTAGACATTTCACTAATTACAACTCAAGATGTATGGTAAATGATAGTATTTCAAGAACTGGAAAAGTAATGAATAGTTATGAGTACAGAATGTTTCTTCAAAAAAATGCTGAAGAGATAATGAAAAAAAATGTAGAATTAGCACTAAGTGATAATATGTGCGTACCATGCTACGACTTAAATGAAGATGGAACTATGTTACCAGAAGCAACTAAATTTCAATGTAATGAGAATACATGTACTTTAGTAGAAAATAACGCGAATGGTATAGGTAATGGCAGAAATTACAATGTTGGTAATGGTAATGGAAGTGTAAATGGTGAATTATTAGCTAATGGAAATGGTGTATCTACTGAAACATTCCAAAATTACAAAATGAGATATTAAATAAATTATTATATAAATTATTTTATATAAATTATTATATAAATTATTTTATATAAATTATTATATAAATTATTTTATATAAATTATTATATGATATAAATTATTATATTAAATAAATATGTTAGAAGATATAGTTGAAAATGAATTTATATCATGTAAAATAATTCGAAAATATTTTAAAAATAATAATATTGTAGATATACTATCAAAAATAAAAGTAGAATGTACATTAAAAGAATTACATATGGGTAGATATATATATTACTACGCAGCAAATACACCAGATAGATTATTAAGTTTTAATGGTTCTGGATTACCTTTTAGTAATAGAGAAGCAGCTTATGAAGGAACACCTAATATAGGTAGATTAGATATAAAAGATAATAAATTTACAATAGAATTATTAACACCAAATTCTTATTATGATGAAGATTTTATTTTAGTAGAACCAGAAGTAATAATAAGATATATGACGTTAGATAAAAACACTAGAGTATTACATATACCAGTAGATAATAAAATTCCTTACCGAAATTTATTATATAATAAAAATGATGTTAGAATTTATGATAAAATACAAACACAAGAAAAGAATTTATTAAAAAATAGTTATCCAAAAATATAAATATAATATTCCGTTCTAAAACTGCGAATATATATATACTATATAAATTATTTTTAAATATATTTTAATATTTTTTTATTAAAATATAATTAAATTATTTATGAATCATCAGAATCACTATCACTACCGAAAGTTACTAAATCATTAAGAGTTTTTATAAATCCATTTACTAAATCATTAATAATATTTAGTAATTCAAGTAAGAAATCACCAATAAATTGTAAGAAATCATTCATAGAATTAAGTATAGAAGTTATTATATTTTCATTGGATTCAGTAGCAGATGTCCCATTAGCAGATGAACCAGTTTTAGAGTTATCTGTTGTAGCAGCAGTTCCTTCATCACTATCACCAAATAATAATTTTACAAATGAATTATATATATTTTCAATAATATCAACAATAAAATCATAAAATGATACAAAAATATTGAAGATATTTTTAATTATTCCTTCATCTTTATCATCATCGTCAGTTTCTTCTACTGATGCTGCCGTGCTATCAGTTTGGTCAGATGCTTCTGGTTTTCCACTACTTTCTTGATTATTAGAAGTTTCTTCATCATCATTTCCTAATACATCTTCTCTATTACTATCATAATTTGTTGATTTATCTTTATCGTCTTTATTCTCTGTATCGTCTTTATTCTCCGTATCGTCTTTATTCTCTTTATCGTCTTTATTCTCAGTATCGTCTTTATTCTCCGTATCGTCTTTATTCTCCGTATCGTCTTTATTCTCCGTATCGTCTTTATTCTCTTCATCATTATCATCATCACCACTATCAGATAATTTTGATTGGTCTTTAAATAATCCACCAATATCGCTTAGTGCATCATTAACTTCACCTTTAAATTTTTTATAAAATGTATTAGCAACTTCGTCACTATCAGTATTATATCTAATATTATTATATGTGAAATCTTTTCTAACTACATCAAGATCTTTTTTATCAATTTTTTCTAGATGTTTAGCTTCTGTAATATCAAAATTAAAATCTCTTTCTAAAGAATTTTTAATAAATTCATTATTTTCATCATAACCACTTAATAATAAATTACCTAAATTACTATCTTTAATTTCAGTAAACATTTTATTTTGTTCACCACCCAGTGATATATTATATAATTCGTTAGATAAATCATTATCATTTTCTTCTGTAATACGTCCTAAAATTCTAATATCATGTTTATCAGAATAAGGTATATCTCGTTTATCATAAAATTTTTTAGAACTCTTATTTAAATCTATTCTATTAATATCATTAATATTTATTTTATCAATTTGTGGATTATTAAATTTTTCAACTTTATTAGATTTACAATGTTCTACTAAAGCATATACAAATAATAGAATCGTAAATAATAACAAATTTTTATTAAATTTATTTTTTGAAAATTTTGAATAATATAAAGATAATAAAATAAGAGATAATACTATTATAAATATAAATGTAATTTTTTTATTTTGTTTCATTGATTTATTCATCTTATTTTATATAAATAATTATATTAAATTATTATATTAAATTATTTAAAAAAAATATATTAAATGTTAATATAAATGAATAATAAAGTAATTTATTTGAATGAAGATTTAGATGATGGATTAACACAAAGTAATACAACTGGAGAAGATACGCAATTTGAAAATACAAAACAATTTGGAGATGACGATGCGGGTGAAACTGATTATAGCGCGGATGGTGGTAGCACAAATTTAACTGGACAAGAAAATAGCGCAAATTCTTTAAATCAATCAAATACACAAATGATGACATTAAACAAAGCAAATCTAAATAGTTTAAACAATAAAAATAATTTAAGCAATAATAAAAATTTAAGTGGAGGTGATATAAATATTTCAACATTGAATTCAACTGATAATGGTAGTAATAGTATAAATAATATGGATAGTGGTGATAGGGGAGACTTAAATGAAATTTTATATGATGACCAATCTAATATTAGTGAAGGAAGTGATGTTAATAGCATACATGAAGGTGGAGAAGGTGGAGAAGGTGGAGAAGGTGGAGATGATGAAGATGCTATGAGTAATTCATCATCATTAAATACACATGATATATTAGAAATGGATCCTATGTATATGAGATTAACTAAATTTTTACAAACTGGTGGAGACAATAATAAAAATTTAGCTGATATTTTATTAGATATTTCAAATAACTTCTCAAAACTTAATGAAAATTTAGAAAACTTTAATCTTAAAATGAGTAAGTTATCTTTACAACAATAAATCTTCTATATCAATCTTTTTAAAATGACTAATATTTGAACTTAATAAATTTTTTATAAACGTATATGCTGCGTTTACCTGTTTTAAACTTTTAGCACCTGTTATAATGGTACACCCAGATTCAAATACAGCTATTGTTATTTTAACACATGTAGAATTATTATTTTTATTAGAACAATATACATCTGAACATCTACATACACCATCTAATTTTTTATTATAGAAATATTGTAATTTAACTCCTGGATATATACATGGTTCATAACTACATACCAATTCTGTATTATTTACTATAAATTCATATAGCTTATTTCTTTTTACTTTGTGATTAAATTTAAAATCACTATTTATTAAACATATTTTATAATTATCATATTTCAATTCAGTATTCAATTCTACATTCAACTCATTATTCAATTCTACATTCAATTCTGTTTTCATTTCTGGATTTATTATTTCTATAGATTTATCATTATCTTCTAATAAACTTGTAATATTTGAGTTTTTAATTAAACTTAAATCTTTAATAATTTTCATAATAATTTCAATTGCTTTAGGACCATTATCAATATCTTTTAATCCTGTCATTTGAATTCTACCATTCTTAAATATTTTCATATTAATAATATTGTTATTTATATTAACTATAAGCGTAAGTTGATTATCAAATCTTTTCATTTTCTTCTTTTTCTTTTTGTATCTATTTTTTTTATCTTGTTTAGGATTTACCCCTTTTGAATTAGATACATCTTTTGTTTTACCATATTCAATAAAACTAATATTATTAAGTATATTCTTTGATACTTCATCATCATTATCATAATATAGATTTTGTTTATCGTCAACCTTTATAATCTTATATAATTCTTCTAAATTTATTAGAGAATTTATTTTAGCAATTGCAGTAATAGTAGAAATCCTATATTCCATATTAAAAATATAATAATCAAATAACAATGTATTTTATTAATCTTATTAATTTTAATTAAATATTATCAGTAATAATTTTTTATATAAATTTGTTAGATTTATATAAAAATTTATAAAAATAATTTAAATTAAATGCTTTAATATTGTGCTTTATTGAATAATAAAAAATTTTGTTTTTTGTTTTTTTGTTTTTTTTGTTAAATTAGTTTAATAAGTGTTATAAAAAGTTTCTTTGTATTATGTTTTAATAAATTACAAATCATCGTCATCATCATCATTAATAAGTAGAGCATTAGTATTGCTTACAATATCGTTTTTAATGTCATCATCATCATCATCATCATCATCAATATTGTCTTCGGGATTGCTTACAAAAGCAAACTGTTTGAAGTTTTGAGCAGGTTTACAAAGAATTTGCTTAGCCTTCCATTTGATACCAAACTTGCCTCCAGCTACCCAGATACCACCACACTGGATAATCATAGTCATCTTGGCTCGTTTCATATCAGTTCCAAGAATATCCATAGGATTTCTTTTCTTGTCAAAGCATTGAAACATGAATTCGCCCTTTCTCATTTCAAGGTCAATTTTAATCTTAGGAGCCCATTGAGTGCTGACTTCACGTGTAATTTTATCAATAGGGTACTTGATAGAGGGATTAAAGATTGTTTCTTTTATAACATCAACGCTTGTGAACTTCTTTTTAAAAAATTCATTTGAATATTCAAAAGCATGTTGAGTAACTTTATTATCAATATCTTCAAAGAGTTTCTTGAAAACTTGAAGAGAAACGCGATTTTCAATACCATCAAACGAAAGTTGGATAGAGTATTTGATATTACCATTATCCTGTTGGTATTGATTAACTCCAAAAGGAGAATACATTTCAGGAATTTGCATAGTGAACATTTCATCTTCAAATAGTAAGGGAGCAAAGCTGGCTACACCATTCGGTAAAGTTTTAAGTGCTCCAATAGTGACATTATCAATATTCATATTCTTAGGCAAAACAGGAGCATTTGAGGACGCCATAATCAAATTATATTAGATTCAAAGCTTTAAATAAATTAAAGAAATTAGACACTAATGAATAGATTGGAGAGAAAACAACTGCGAGTATCAATTAAGATAAGCAACTACTAACTGGACTTAGATGAAGTGATTTTGAGCAACTAGATTTTTTCACATTTTAGTTTGGATTATATTTTATATGATTATAAACATTCAATATTAACAATAAAAAATTTAAATATATATATAATATTATAATTTATTTATTGATATGGTTTTATTAATTAATATGTTTTCATATTATTATTTATCCTATTATAAACTACTTTATTATTATTATTATGTAAAATATTATTTCAATATTGATTATTTTTTATACTAAATTTATTTCTACTAGATTTAGTAATATAAGTAATCCCGTGAATAATATTTGAATTGATTGGAAGTATTGTTAAGTGTTCTAAATCAATCCATAAAGTTTGATTAGTTAAGAACCAATAAACATTAATCCATGTATATCCAGACAATGTGAAAGGTTTTGTATTATTAATAATACCTATAATTACAGAAGTTTCTACATTTATATTAAATTTATCACTAAATTCAATACCAAAATAATTACCTGGAACATATACATAATTATTTGCAACTAACATTAGTTTTAGCTTTATAAAAGTTCTAATAGAACTTAAAGAGAAAAGATGATAATATAAGTTTCAAATACATTTTCAAATTTAATAAAAAATTTAATAAAAAAAAATTTAATAATTTTTAAAAGTATTTAAAGAAAAGATAATATAATTATTTATGTTATGGTAAAATGCCATAACATATTAATAGTTTTTATTTTTATTTAAATTCTAGGAGTCAGTATGGCCGAGTGGTCTAAGGCGCTCGACTTAAGATCGAGTTCTCGTAAGAGAGCGCAGGTTCGAACCCTGCTGCTGACATCCTCCTAAAATTTAATTAAAAAATGTTTTAAATGTTTTATATTTATATTTATATCTATATTTTAAATTCATGATTAGGCGACCTTTTTAATACTATTTTCTTACGGAACTCTATAAACTGATTAATGATATAATCAATATTATCATTTTGACCATTATAATCACCATCAATAGATAATGAAATATAATCTTTTTTCATACCATCACGTAATATTTTATTCTGTATATCCCATATACCATTCTTGAAACATACTAAATTTATTTTTTTATCTAATTTTTTAATAAAATCTGGATCATAAAATAAATAAATACATTCGCGACATATTGTTTCCTTAAATGATACATTCTTTAATTTAGTTATTAAATTATCTATCTTTTGAATAGTATCATCATCATGTGTTTCTACTTTTTTATAAATTTCAAATAATTTTACTATATTATTAGAGATTTCATTATAAGGTCCTAATTCCGTTATTTTCCATTTATGGTCTTTAAAATGATACCATAACTTATTTTTCAACTTTCCACATACATAACCATCTTTATATAAATAAAAAACCAATTTTGCTATATCATAACTATAATTACTTAATGAATTTTCAAGTAGTTCAATTAACTTATTATCACTTTTGATAACATCTAAATTGATATTATCTGAAATAATTAATATATTATCCATCTTTAATAATATATATAATTATAAAAAAAATTTTAAATATGTTATGTATAAATTTTTATTAAATCTAAAAAAATTTTAATTATGTTCTTTTCCTCTCTAATCTATTTATCTAATTTTATCTAAATTTAAGTTTTAATAAAATGATGTTTCATGTATTTTTGAAGATTGAAATATGAGAGTTTTTCATCACCTTGAAGATTTAACAATGTTGATAGTTCCTTATTTGGAACAATTTGCCTTTTATCAGATGGGTTCCTCAAATCATTATCAATAATATACTTATTGATAAGTTTGGTAATTTCATTTCTTGGAACCAATTCACTCTTGTCTAGAGATAAAAATTCTGCCATCTCATCACTAATCTTTGAAGGCTTAGCAAAACCACTTGGTTGCCTATTGGTATTCTTCTTCTTTGAATTCTTTGTATACTCCTTAAGGACTTTACCATAATTCTTTTGAAGAGATTTTACCTCACTTTGAACTGATTTCAATTCAGTCACCAAATTAGCAATAGTTCCAATAAGGGCATTAATTTGAATGGTAATATTATCATCCAATTTGATTTCTGGAACCTTACTGACATCATCAGTTCCAGTTACACGAGGTGTCAATGGCTTCTTGGCAACTTTTGTTTCAGTTACAACTGGTTCCTCAGTTACAACTGGTTCCTCAGTTACAACTGGTTCCTCAGTTACAACTGGTTCCTCAGTTACAACTGGTTCCTCAGTTACAACTGGTTCCTCAGTTACAACTGGTTCCTCAGTTACAACTGGTTCCTCTTTTACAACATTACTCTTTTTGCTTTTTGATTTTGTTTTTGAATTCTTTTGAGTTTTTGTACTCTTCTTGCTATTTACCTTCTTTTTAGAAGCAGTTTTAGTTTTAGGTTTAACAGTAGATTTTGGCATCTTTGTATAAATATAAATATTTATTTAATCTTTAAATCATTTATGAAGTAAAATATTTGAACACAAGTTCTTTAAATTTTATATCATCTAAATATTCTGGATTTTTAATATGTAATTTTTCTCCAGATTTTCCAATATCTAAAGTAAATCTTATAATTAAATTTCCATATCTAATATTATTATCTAAACTATAATATTTAATACCTTTATTTTTATAAATTATATCCTCAAATTCACCATAAAATTTATGTGAAATTTTTAATATATTATCATCTAAATATTTAATTTCCTTTTCAATACCATATAAAAATTCATAATAATTAATTTTTATTTCATATATAATATTATATCTTTTAATATCATCATAATAATCATCTATTTTCATATTATTATTTTCAATATCATAATTTTTAATATTAATCTTAATTATAACATCACCTATATTTCCATCTAAATCTTCATCTCCTTTATTTTTAAAAATATATTCTGTTTTATAATTCAATAAAGATATATAAAATTCCTCATTTTTTTTTATTAAATTTCCATTTTCATTTTTTAATATTTTTATTACAAATTTTTTATATGAAGAATCATATATATCCTTAATAGGAGTATTTATTTTTATTATAATTGGTTTTATTAATTGGTTAGTACTACTAAAATTACTATTATTAGTAGTACTATGAAACTCATTTATTTTATTATCATTTATATTATTATAAAATGTATTTTTAAAGAATGTGGAAAATGATTTTAGATTATTAAATAAACTGGATTCATTTGAATTTATATTATTATTAATGTTATAATTACATTCGTAAGTTATGTAATAGTATAAGTTTTTAATCATATCAATATATAAATCTAAATAAAATGTGATATTAATATCATGATTTAAATCATCATTAGAATTATTATCATTAGAATTATTATCATTTGAAATATTATTAATTAATCTTTTATAACTTTCAGTAACTGATATAAATTCTTTACAACTATCTAAATCTGGATTTTTATCTGGATGAAATCTTCGTGCTAAATTTTTATAAGCTGTTTTAATCTCCTCTTTAGTAGCATTTTCATTTAAACCTAAATTTATATAATCATTCATTATAAATCAATAATATGAAATTTATAAATGATTTAATTAATAATATATCTAATATAGAATTAATTGATACTAAACTTAATAATTTAAATACTTTTGATATACCTCATATAAATTTATATGGTCATGATGGAAGTCTCAAACATTTTTATAAATATCTTATTATTAATAATATTAATAATAAAATAATTCATACAAAACAATTTAATAATGAAACTATTAATTTACAAATTAAAAATAATTTTGTTCCTTTTAAAATTTTAAATCATATGTTATTTAAAGAACTTAATTTGTATCATAAAGTAAATTATGAAAAACATATTTTAAAACATTATATATTACCTATAATTCAAAATAAACATTTTAATATAAAAAAACATATATTTATCATTAATGATTTTGATAAATTAAATACGAATTCATATTTATTACTTAGAAGAATAATGGAAAAATATGTTAAAAATGTTTTATTTATCTTTACATCTAATAGTATATCTAATATACCAGATTCTATTAAAAGCAGATGTTTAAATATTAGATGTCCTTTATTAGATAATAAAAAATTATTAAATATTACTAATAAAATTATTAAAAATAATAATATATATAATACCATTTTAGATAATAAATTATTAAGCAAATTAATTAAAAAGGTAGATAATGATATTTATAAATTATTACTTAATTTAGAACATTTAATATATAATAATATGCTAGAAGATAAACCAATTATTTTAAAAAATACTTTATATGATGATATTTTATCACATCTAAAATATCTTAAAAAAGAAATAGATATTTATAAAATTTTACCTAAAAATAGAGAATTTATATATAAACTAGTTAATTTTAATTATGATAATTCATCTATTCTTGAAACATTTTTAGAAATAATTATAAAAAAATATCAAAATAATTTAGACTTAGAAAAAGCATTAAATATAACTATAAATACTGAAAATAATTTAATATCTTCATGTAAAGAAATATTTCATTATGAAATGTATCTATTAAAACTCTATAAACTTTTCCATATAGTAGATTAATAATAAATAAATTTATTTAAATATCCAACATATTCAATTATTATCATTATCATCATTATTATTATCATTGCTATTTATTGAATATAGTAAAATATATGGTAAAAATTTACTCATTACCCTTTTTGAATTGTATATTAGCTTTTCAGTTTCTTCTATAATTTTATCTTCTTTTTTATTCTTTAAAACATATTTATAGTAATAGTCTTCTATATTATCAATACTAAAATCTATCTCACTTCTAAATTTATGTTTTAAAAGATTTCTTTTTTTATCATTTTCAATATTATCAACTATTTTAAATAAATTTTTTATTTCATTAAATTTTTCTTCTAAATCTTTATTATTAAATATTAAAGATTCATTATTTAATAAATTTTTATTTACATTATTCTCAATATTTATAACCATATTTATATTTATTATTATTTTCTTTTAAACAATTTATTTTTAGTTAAATATTTTTAGTTAAATATTTTTAGTTAAATATTTTTAGTTAAATATTTTTAGTTAAATATTTTTAGTTAAATATTTTTAGTTAAATATTTTTAGTTAAATATTTTTAGTTAAATATTTTTACATAAAAAATTAATATAATAAAAATGTGAAAAATTATTTAGACATATTTTAATAATCTAAATTGTTACCAATAAATTTTAAAATTTATTAAAACTTTATATTCAAGAGTATCATTTATTGTAATAAATATCATAATGAATGATATTATGACACCAAATAATTTAACTAAAAATATTGAATACATTTCAAATAATATTGATGATATAAAAAAAATAATTAATTATATTGAAAATATATCATCTATTAATTCTACTGAAAATAATAATAAAGAATTTAATAAAAATTATAATAATAACTTTAATAAAAAATATACTAAAAATTGTTTTAGTAATAAAAAAATAAATAATAAATGTAAATATGGTTTAACATGTTGTAATGAATATTGTAAAAGAGAGCATCCTATAGGTTGGGATGCTAATGAATCTCGTATAAGGATATCTAAAATTACATGTAAATTTGGAGATAATTGTAGTAATAAAGAACTTTGTTTATACTTTCATAAAGATGTAATTAAAAATAATTTTACTAATAAAACTAAAAGCAAATACAATAATGTAAATTACAAAAAAGAAGTTAAATGTATGATTATATCACCTTTAAATTCTCCTTTAAGTATTCCAGGTAGTCCAGTTGATTTTAATTCAAAAACACGTAGTATATCAATATCATCTATATCATCAGTTAAATCACTAACTTCTAAACCCGAACAGAAATATATAAGTTTATATGTAGAATATATTGCAAATGGTTTTGGTCATAATGATAGAATTCCATGTTGGATAATAATGTCTGATTTTAATAATCAAATTATTTATAATGAAATGATTGACCCTAATAAATCAAGAACTTTATATGATATTACATCAACGTTAGAACCAATTACTGGAATTAATATTAATATGTTACATGAAAATGGTATATCACATAATAAAGCAATAACTAAACTTAAAAATCTACTAGATGATGAAACTGTATTAATTGGTCATAATATTCATATTGATATTCTTAAACTAGGATTACAAGTTGATTATCATTATAAAAATTATATAGATTTGAAAACTGAATTTAAAACTGCTACTAAATATGGTAATAAAATTAAAAATAAATATTTCTCTTTTGAACATGAAAAAGAAATCCTTTTAAGTATAACAAAAAAAGTAAATAAAATAGATATTCCACAAATAACGATGTTAATTTTTAAAAACTGGATTAAACCTGGAGAAACTAAAAAGAATAGAGCAAAGAAAAAACTAATACAAAATTCAAATCATATTAAAAATAATAATGAAATCTTTGTAATTGATGGAGTTTGTTGTGCTACTTATAGAAAAGATAAATGTATATGCTCTCAATAATAATTTTTTTAGAATATTTAAATGAATGTTATGAATGTTATGAATGTTAATTATATTATTTATAAATTTAACTACAATAATATATAATATGGCATTCTGGTTAAAAAAAACTATTTTACCAGATGATATTTTATATAAAATTAATTCTATCAATGACAGAATAATTATAGACAAAGTTAAATATAATAAAATATTATGTAATTTAGAAATAAGATTATTTTATGAAAATGATGAAAGATATAAAACACATGAATTTTATTTTATACAATTAGTTCCATTTTTAGAAAGTTTTAGATATAAAAAGAAATGTTATACATCTAATGAAATTTACAAAAATAATATTAAAAAATATAAAAGACATGAAATTTATGATATTAGTTTAGAAGAGAAATTAATTACAAAAGGACATCATTTATTATATAAAGATCATGCAAATTTTTTTATTTATCAAAATCATAATTACAATGTTTTTTATTATTTTAAGGATATCCAAAATTATATATCATCAAACTATATTAATATTTCCCAATCTCAATCAGAAAATATTTAATTAAAATAATTCATCCTAAAATGTGAAAAATTCATTAGATACAAATTAACATCTTTCAATTAGATTTAATTATCTTTCAATCAAGCTTAATTTCTCTAAATTTCATTAAGAATGGTGAAAGATTGTACATGCTGCTTCTTCTTTGCTAATCTAATTAGTATATTCTTTATAGGTTTAACAATAAAATATTCAATTATCTATGATGAAAGTAAGAATTACAATTCTATTGATTGTCCTATAACTCGTGTTGAATATCCAACTGAATTAATTATATCATTAGAATATGACCCAAATAAATATAATTTTGTACAATGTTCATGCGGTAAAAGGTGTCTTAGTGATATGGGTATTTGTAATAAAATTTATATTAAAGATAAAAATGATAATGAAATTTTATTAAAAAATAAATATCTGTCATTAGATGGTAATTGTACATTTAGAGAAAAAAATTGTCCCGATGGTGAAAAGATTGAAAACCGATTATATAAAATAGAACAGAATAAATTAAAAATGAATAAGTATATTAATAAAACTTCTATCAAATGTTATAATTACAAAGATGAATATTTTATAAATAATTATAATTATTTGAAAGAAACATTAATTTGTGTCGTTGGTATATCTTTGAGTATTATTACATCATGTATAATATGTTGTTGCTTTAGAAGACAAACTGAATGTATAAGTTAATAAAAAAAATAAAAAAAAAATGAAAATAAATGAAAATAAAAATAAAATTAAAAATTATAACAAATTTTTTTATTGGTATTAAATTTATTTAGAATAAGATATTCCATTAGAAGTTAATATTGCTTCAAAAATCTCTAAATCACCATTATGAATTTTATTATGACAATCTTCACATAAACAAATTAAATTAAATTTTTTGTTCTTATGAAAATGCTCTATAAATCCATTTTCATCAGCATCTTTTTGAAACTTTATATGATGTGTTTCAGTAGCATTATTAACATTACAAATTTTACATTTATCCATTATCACTTTTGAATTATATTTTGATTTTTTATCTTTTAATAATATATCAGTTCCCATAATTTCTTTTCTTATTAAAGTTGCTAATTTCATAAAATCATCATCTAAATCTAATGAACGACATACTTCCAATCCATATACACTTTCACCAGCACCATCTTTCAGTTTTCTATCAAATACTAACGTATTAGTATCTTCTATGTATTTAACTGATAGATGTCTAATTTTTAAATTTTCTAATTCTGTTATTCTTTTCAATGTTGCTAATTCATGTAAATGAGTGGCAAAAATAAAACTACTCTTTTTATTTATTAAGTTTATTATACCAGCACTAACTATTGATATTGCTGAATTTGTTTCTGTTCCACTACATAATTCATCTCCTATAACCAATGTTCTACTATCAGCACTTTTAAGAATGTTTCTAATTTCACTTATCTCTCCTACAAATGTACTTTGACCTTTAAATAAATTATCACCTCCTGGAATTCTTGAATATATTTTACAATATGGATAGTATTTTAAACTTTTACATGCTACATACATTCCTGCTTGTGCCATTATCATATTTAACCCTATTGATTTCATTAAACTACTTTTACCAGATGAATTCATTCCATATAATAATATCCCATTATCAGACATCCCCAGTTTTATATCATTTGGTATATACTTTATATCCTCATTTATAATCTCTATAATAGGATGTCTAACCTCTTTCATATCTAAATGAGAATTATTATTCGTTTGTGATATAATAGGCTTACTATATTTATATAAAACCGAATTATAAGCATTTGTAGTTGAATAATCTATTATTTCTAAATTAGAAATTATTTTATTTAAAATATTTTGATATTCCTCATAAAGATTTTTACAGAATTTTTTATATAATTCAGTACATTTTTCTTTCACTTTATTTTTTAATAAAATTATTTCTTCATTTTTTTTATTAAAATCAGGTAAGAATATTCTATAAATTGAACTTGATGATGATGGTTTCTTAGTGGTTATATCATTTAATTTTACCTTATCATAATCTCTTTTAAATATATTAAATCTATTTACTGTTATCTGTAAATGATATCCTAATTTATCATTATATTCCACTTTGAAAAAATTAGCATAATCGTTTGATAAATCATTGAAACATTCTGCTACATTTTCAAAATATCTTATATTATCATCTAATTGTGTCTGTAATTCATCTAGACCTTTATAAATACCTTTATTAAATATATGACCACTTATATTATCATAATTATATTTTTCAATTTCACTTAAATTTAATTTTTCTTTTAAAAATTTAATTAAAATTTTTACTTCCTCTAAAAAATTATTATCTAAAAATTTATTAAAATTTTTATTAATTTTTTTATAACTTTCTAAATTCTCATATATCTCAATATATTTTAATATAGATTCATAAATTTGTGAGAATTCTTGAGGATGTAATTTTAATAAAAATATTTTACGAAAAAATCTTTCTAAATCACAAAATCCTTTTAATTTATCCCTTAATATTTCATATACATATTTACCTAAATCTTTTTTACCTTCTAACATTAATTCAATATTTTCATATCTACTATTAATATCATCTATATCTGTTAATGGATTTAGTAAACACTTTTCAAAATTCCTTTTACCTATATGAGTTTTTGAATTGTTTAAAATGTTTAAAAGAGATGAATATTTATTTAAATCATCACTAACTATATCTAATTTTTTTATTAAATTATAACCTAATACTAACTCATCATTACTTTCTACAAATTTTGGTTTATCTATTTTCTCAATTATATTTTCATTATGTAAATAAGCAAATTCAATTAAATTTATAAATGATACTAAAAGTTCATTATTTCTTTCTAAATCAATATACTCAATAGGGTTTAACATTCCAGTATTTTTATAAACCTTTTTAAGCAAATCATGTTGATACGTAATATCTAAAATCTTTTTGTTATATGAATTTATTTTGTTATGAATACAATAATTATCAGTATTAATATATTTTTTTATAATATTATAATCAATATCATCTCCAAATATAATAATCTCTTTTGGATTATATTTAATTATAATTCTGTAAATATTATCAAATAATAGTTTTTCATCTTTATTATAATCCTCGTATAGTAATAACTTACCGATAGATAATTCAAATAAACTAATAGCAAAAAAGATTTTTTCAATATTTTCTTTTCTATCTTTTATTTTATAAAAATATAGAGACATCAAATAATTACATTTATAATCAGACATATCATTAATATAAGTAGAAGGTGAAATAATATCAACAACTTTTCTCTCTTTTTTAGCTTTCTTACCCATTTCATTATCAAATTGATCAACTACGACTACAGTATAATTATATTTCTTAACAAATATATCAAGATATTTATCTAATGTATGGTTTGGAAATCCAACCATAAATGGATTAGCAAATGATATTTCACTAACACTTTTATTCTTTCTTGAACATAAAATATTTAACATTGAAGAAATCTTATTTAAATTAGGACCATTTATATCATCATTTAATGAATACATCTCATAAAACATACCAACCATCATAAGAACTATAGTATTTTCACCATATATATTCTTATGTTTATCATATAATTCAACATATTCATTAAATATAGTATAACCATTTTTATTTTTTTTAGTTTGTGTAGATTGTTTAGTTTTACCTTCTATTTTAAAAACCATAATGGTTTATATTATTATATAATAATATAAATTTATGTTTTAAATGATTTTATATAATAATATTTAAAATTTATATTATTCAAATAAAAATCTTATAAACCAATTTTTCTTCTTTCTACATATTTATTATAAAATTCATTTTTCCTTCTTTTATCTTTCATATATTGTGTGAATGATGGAGGTCCTTTATTATTTTCTACATAATAATATGATGGATATATTTCATTATTATTTATATTATTATAAATACATTGATAATCTGTATCTCTTTTCGGATTAGATTTTAAATTATTATTTATTTGATTATCTTCACCTATTTCATTACTTATAAATTCTAATAATGGTTTCCATACTAATTTATATTGTATGGGAATTTGTGTTCGTTCAATAGTTGTACTTCCGGGTTCTGTAATAAATTGTATTGTTGGATTAATCTCTGTATATTTCCTTGTATATGGTATTTGTATTGGTAGTATATCATTATCTAAAAGTTTATATTTAATAGTTCGTTTTTGTGGAATAGAATTTTCAAGAAATATCCAATACGATAAATGAATAGTATTGTTTCTGGTACCTCTTTTATGAAATGATAAATGATTACTCTCTTGAAAAGGGTCTTTTTTATTTTTAAACCATTTTGAATATTTATATTCAAAATAAATATCTTTTTTAATATCATTATGGTTAATACATATATTATAAACATCATATAGATAATCTCTTTTATCCTTATTTTCTAAAATATTTCCTTTTATTATTTCATATAAATCATCACTATCAAATTGTGACTGACCATAGGTGATAGTTCTTCTAAATTGTTCTCTTGTTATCCCTCTTGGTCTTTGTTTTTTATTTTTTACACTTTGTTCATAATATTTAAAAGTATTAATATTAGGATTTTTTCTTCTTTTTCCATCCATTTAATATATATATATATATATTTTTACATAATAACTGATAATAGTAATAATATTCTTAAAATTTTTTATATAAAAATTTATATACTTAGAAATATAATAATATATTTATAAAATATTAAATAAATCTTATCATAATAATGTCAGCTTCTGATAATAATAATACAGATATTACAATACCATGTGAAATATGTAATCGTCAAGTTTTATTTGAAGATTATTTAAGACATTCTCAAAGATGTTTAGAAGTTAGAGAAACGAGAAACAGAATGTATCTAAATACAATTAATAGAATGAGAGAAAGAGATATATTAAATGCTCAAAATTCTCAAAACTCGCAAAATCTTCAAAATATTAATAATAATATTAATAGAAATTTAAATAATTTTATTAATACATCATTAGATTATTCATCAGTTAGAAATAATAATAATGATATAGTTGATATGGATATTAGTGAAAATGAAGAGGAAAATGATAATCAACATGGAGATGATGTAAATTATGGAGATGATATTGAAACTGTCGTTAGTGAAACTGTCGTTAGTGAAACTGTCGTTAGTGAAACTGTCGTTAGTGAAACTGTCGTTAGTGAAACTGACGTTAGTGAAACTAGTGAAGATGACATACCCGAATTAATAGATGAAGAAGAATATGATAATCAAACACCATATCATCTTAATTTTTATGATAGTTTGAATGATATATTAAATAATAATATTAGATTTGTAAATATTATAGAGGGTAATTTAAGAAATGATGATGGAATAGGAGAACAATTAAATGAACTTGACCAATATATAAATCAAGAAAACTTATCAATAACACAATTAATAGATGAATCTGATAATACAACATTATTAAATACGATAAGTAATTTAGCAACTCAATTTTTTAATACAAGAAATAAAAATATAATAGATATTGGTAAAATATGTATAGATTTAAAAGTAGAAGAAATAGATAATGAAGAATGTCCAATATGCTATGATAATATGAATAATTTAGTAGAAAATAATAAACCAGTTAAAATATTATGTAATCATAAATTTTGTAAAAATTGTGTATCAAAATGGTTCTGCAAAAATGAAGAATGTCCATTATGTAAAAAAAATATGAATGAATGTTTACAAAATATTAATAATGATAAAAATGAAATTAGAAATAATACAGATGAAATTGTAGATAATATAATTGATGAGATTAGTAGTGATAATATAAATGAAATTAGTAATAATAATATTAATAATAATATTAATTTAGATGAAAATAATGGACTACCAATAGATTAAGAAAATAAAATTTGAATTTATTATAAATTTATTATTTAAAAATTATTTAACAATACTATATAGTGTTCAATTTTATTTTAAAATTACTTTGTAACATTACAAAAATTTATTTAATTTATTAAAAAATTGTAATGAAAAATAATAATGATAAATTTTCATTAAATTCTAATGAGTTTGAAAAATTTACATGGGAAGTTATTAAAAAATATTTTGACCAAGATAATGGTTCTTTTATTATAAAACATATCATTGCTTCATATAATGATTTCATTTTTAAAAAGATAGATGATATTATTAATGGTTTTAATCCAATTGAAATATATAGTAACTATATTGAAGATAAAGATTTATATAAATATCAAATGTCTATTAAAATAAAAAATCCAAAAATATCAAAACCTATAATTCATGAAAAAAATGGAGAATTTAAGATAATGACCCCAAATGAAGCTAGACAAAGAAATTTATGTTATTCTGGAAACCTTTACGTAGATATATTAATTGAAGTGGAATATATTGATTTTGATGATGAAGAGAATATGAACTATAATGTAATATGTAAAGAGAAAGAGATAAAAAATGTAAATCTAGGAAAAATTCCAATAATGGTTAATTCAAACTATTGTGTTCTTAATAAACAAGTTGAATTTAGAAAAAATAATGAATGTATGTATGATTGCGGTGGTTACTTTATTATAAACGGTAATGAAAAAGTAATTGTATCACAAGATAGAATTGCTGAAAATAAAACTTATGTATTTAAAGATAATAAAGCATCAACATATTCATATATTGCTGAAATTCGTTCTGTTCCGGATAATGTATTCAGTCCTCCTAAATTAACAGTATTAAAACTATCAACTAAAGAAACACAATTTGGTAAATATATTAGAGTTGTAATACACCATGTCAAGAATGATATCCCTATATGTATATTATTCCGCGCATTAGGTATAGAAAGTGATAAAGATATTATTAAATATATATTATATGATTTGGATGATAAGAAAAATAAAAAACTATTCAAGTATTTAAAAGGTTCAATTGAGGAAGCAAATAATTGTCTGTATAAAAATACTGCTATAGATTATTTATGTAGTTATTTATCTATTACTGGTTATCCTAAAGAGATGTTACAAAATAAAAACAGAAAAATAAATATAATTAAAACGATATTGAAAGAAGATTTTCTACCTCATGTAGGTGAAGATTTTAAAAATAAAGCAGTTTATTTAGGATATATGGTTAATAAACTTATTAAATGTTCTATAAATCAAATTCCATTAGACGATAGAGATTCCTATATTAATAAAAGAATAGATACACCTGGTATATTGATGGCTAATTTATTTAGACAATACTACGGAAAAGTAATAAGAGATATGAAAACTATGATTTATAAAGAAATTAATAATGGTTCATGGAAAGTTAATAATAATTACTTAGATATCATAAAATCAAATAATATTTATAAAATTATGAAAAGTTCTATAATTGAAGGTGGTTTTAAATATTCTTTAGCAACTGGTAATTGGGGTATCAAAAATCAATTAAACAGAAATAAACAAGGTGTAGCACAAGTTCTAAATCGTCTTACATATATGGCAACTATATCACATTTAAGAAGAGTTAATACACCTATGGAAAAAAATGGTAAATTAATACATCCTCGTAAATTACATACTACTCAATGGGGTATTATATGTCCTTCAGAAACACCAGAAGGTGCTTCAATTGGCTTAGTTAAAAATTTATCTATGATGGCAACAATATCTATTTCAACTGATACTACTATTATTAGAAATTATTTGAAGGAATATAAAACACTATTATTTGAAGGAGATATTAACTTTTTAAAAGAAATGAATTATCATACTCATATTATTTTGAATGGACATATATTAGGATATCATAAAAATCCAAAATATTTATTTAATATTTTAAAAAGTCTCAAAAGAAGAGGAATTATCAATATTTATACTTCTATTTCATGGAACTATACTGAAAATAAGATTTATATAAATACTGAATCTGGTCGTGCTTTAAGACCTACATATATTATTGATGATATTAATAAACTAAGATTTAATAAACAACATATATTAAGATTACTAAATGATAATATTAGTTTTACAGAATTATTTGATTTAAATAGTGAAATAGTAGGTAAAGAGAATTCTATAATTGAGTTTTTAGATGTTGAAGAAAATAATACATCATTAGTAGCAGTCAATTATAAAGATTTATTTAAAGGTTTTAAAGGTCAAACTTATCCTAAAAGATATAAATATCTAGAATTACATCCATCATTAATTTTAGGTTTATGTGCTAGTAATATACCATTTCCAGACCATAATCAAGCACCTAGAAATACTTATCAAGCATCAATGGGTAAACAGGCAATAGGTGTATATTCAAGTAATTTTAATTATAGAATGGATACATTAGGTAATATTTTAAATTATCCTCAAATCCCTTTAGTTAAAACAAAAATAAGTGATATAACGAATTGTAATAAATTACCATGTGGAATAAATGTTATAGTAGCAATAGCATGTTTTACGGGATTTAATCAAGAGGATTCAATAATGATAAATAAATCAGCAGTAGATAGAGGATTATTTAATTCAACATTTTATAGAACTTATAAAGACCAATGTAATAAAAATCATTCTTCTGGTGAAGAAGAAAAATATTGTAATCCAGATCCTAATCTTACTAAAGGTTATAAACCTTTCAATTATAATAAACTCAATAATGATGGTTTTATTGAAGAAAATACATATGTTGAAAATAATGATATAATAATTGGTAAAACTATGCCTTTAAAAAAAGGAGAAAATGAAGAATATCGCTTTAAAGATAATAGCGTATGTTTAAAACAAAATGAATATGGTTTTATAGATAAAAATTATAGCAATAATAAATACTACACAAATACAAATAATGAAGGTTATAAATTTAGTAAAATTAAAATGAGGTCAATACGCATACCTACTATAGGCGATAAATTGTGTCTTAAAGAAACTAGTTATGTTCTAACAGATATTGGGTGGATTCAATTAAAAGATATAGATATTACTAAACATTATGTAGCAACTCTTGAAAATAATGAAAACTTAAATTATGTTAAACCCACAGAAAAATATGAATATGATTGTATTGATGAAGAATTATATCATATTCGATCACAACAAATAAATATATATTGTACAAAAAATCACAAATTGTATATACAAAAAAGAGATAAGAAGAATTATGAATTAATAGAGGCAAAAGATGTTTTTGGTAAAAGAGTTCGTTTTAAAAAAAATGCTCATAATAATAATCCAGATATTGAATATATGATTTTTGATAAAAATAAATATGATATGAATAATTTTTTAAAATTTCTAGGTTCTTTTATTTCTGATGGTTGGGTTGATGAAGGTAATAAACATAGAAGAATTGCTATATCAATGACTAAACTAAGAAAAAAAACATTTATTGAAAATGCATTAAATGAATTGAATATCGATTATAATATGAGAAGTGATAGAGTACTAATTGGAAATAATTATAAAGAAGTTGTAGATTATTTTAAAAAATTATCGGTGGGTGCTAGTAATAAATATTTACCTAATTTTGTATGGAATTTATCTCAAAAACAATCAATTATATTATTAGAATCTCTTATACAAGGTGATGGTCATATTGATAAAAATGGATGTTATAGTTATTGTACTTCAAGTAAAATATTAGCAAATGATATACAAAAGTTGGCATTACATTGTGGATGGTCTGGAACTATCAAACTATATAAAGGGAGAGAAGCAGGTATAGTATCAATTATAAAAGATAGAACTATTACTTCTAAATATGATAATTTTATAGTTAGAATAGTTAAGAAAAAGAATGAACCGCAAATAAATCATGGTCACACTAAAAAACAACACACGCAGATTGAAGAATATGTCAAATATACTGGTAAAGTATCATGTATAGAAGTTCCTGAAACACATTTATTCTATTATAAAGAAGATTTATTATCACCCCCATGCTGGACAGGTAATAGTTCAAGACACGGTTAATTTCTGGCCGTAAAGTGATGTCAAAAGCATTGCTAGTCTACTCAGTAGTAGGCAAAGTAATCAAATTGCGGGAACCTCCCGAATAGTATTTATAAATACTATGAAGTTAAATACTACCAAATTAATATAGTAATATATTAATGGCTTTTGTTAATCACAAAAGATATGGTAAAAATGTATTTAATAATTGAGGGACAATCCGCAGCCAAGTCTCCTAATTCATTATTAGTTAGAATTAGGAGGAAGGTTCAACGACCATATGGTTACTGTGAGATATGGAGACTAACTATCTTCGTTTAAATCTTATCAAGATATGGTCTAGTCCCACGAGAAATCGTGCTATATTGTGTAGCCCTGTATATCCTACTGAATTTGGTATATAGGTCGAAGGTATAGATATTATAAATTTAAATAGTATAATTTAAATTTGTAATTGGTAATTTGCAGAAAGGCATAATTGGTATGATTTATGACCAAAAAGATATGCCCTTTAATAAAGATGGTATTTGTCCAGATATTATAATAAATCCTCATGCTATTCCCAGTAGAATGACTATAGCTCAATTACTTGAATGTATTATGACTAAAGCATGTATATGTTTAGGAACTACTGGTAATGCTACAGCATTTACACATAAAAATGTTAATCAAAAAAGAGACGATATTGGTTCAATTTTAGAGGATAATGGTTTTAATCGTCATTGTGACGAAATACTTTATAATCCTTTTACTGGTGAGCAAATTTCTACTAATATATTTTTTGGTCCTACATATTATCAAAGACTTAAACATATGGTAAAAGATAAATTACATTCAAGAAGCGCTAATGGTCCAATTATCTTACTAACAAGACAACCAACGGAAGGTAGAGCTAGAGAAGGTGGTTTAAGGTTAGGAGAAATGGAAGTTGAATGTAGTTGGGCTCATGGTAGTTTATCATTTTTAAAAGAAAGATTGCTTGAATGTTCTGATAATTATAGATTATTTGTATGTAAGTTATGTCATAATATATCTAATGTTAATGATAGTAAAAATATATATAAATGTAATCATTGTAATAATACTACTGATTTTTCACAAATTAGAATACCTTATGCATGTAAATTATTATTTCAAGAAATTGAAGCTATGTCTATAAATACAAAATTTATAACTAAATAAATAAACATGGGACAATCTTACACCAAATAAACTAAAATATAATATACTAATTTATTTTTTAATTTTTTTATTATATTATTATTTGATTTTAGATGAATAATAATAATAATAATAATAAACATAAAGGTATGAAAGACACACCTAAGATTTGGAATGAAACTGAAGTTACTATACTGAAAAAATGGGGTGAACAAGCAGCATCATATAGAGTTTTACATAATAGATCATATCGTAAATATAAAAATCTTACAGCATTATTTACTATACCAGTAATTATTATATCAACATTAACTGGAACAGCAAATTTCTCACAAGGAACAATAATACAGATTTATCCTAGTTTTGAATTATATTTACCTCTTATTATCGGTACGTTAAATCTTATATCTGGTATAATCACAACAATAGGTCAATTTTTGAGAGTAAGTGAATTAAATGAAGCACATAGAAATTCTAGTATATCATATGGTAAATTTTCAAGAAATATAAGTACTGAATTATCATTACCTCCAACTGAAAGAACTTATTGTGGAATTGATTTCATACAGATATGTAGAAATGAAATGGATAGATTAATTGAACAATCACCAGAAATAAATATGAAAATTATAAATCGTTTTGAAAGAAATCCTAAATTTAAACATATTGTAAAACCCGAATTAATAAATATTAGCACTATAAGGGTTTATGAACCTACAAAAGAAGAAAAAGCTAAAGAATTTGTAGCTGATGCTGCTTCTAGATTTCGTAAAGTATTTGTTAATAATAAAGTAAAAGAATTAGGTCCAAATAAATTAACTTCTAGTAAAATAAATGAATTAAATCTTAAAAATAATGTAGCTTTAGAATTACAAGAAATTAAAAATAATAAAATAAAAAAACAAAAAAGAAGATTAAGTAATAATAATTTACAAAATTCTAGCAGTTCAGATGACCATGTTATTGATATTGAAAATGCCAGAGAACTATTTGAAACAAGTAACTTTGATGGTCTAGATGATGTTAAACCACAATTAGCACCTTCTAAATCATTTATGTTTGAAAATAAAAAAGCATATAAATCAAGAATTAATGTTTCTAAAAAACCTCAAAATCCTATACAAAGAAGTCGTTCAAAACTTACACTAAAAGAACATATTGATAATACAACTATTAATAGCAGCAGAAAAATAAATGAAATGAAAGCTAAATTTGATAATGTTAATAATGAAATTATAGATAATGCTTCAATACCAGATAATATTAGAAATCATACTACTGATGATTGTAATTTATGTAATAATACTAGATGTTATAATCAAAATAATGTTGATAATGTCAATCATAGTGAAGAAAATAATAATGATGAAAATAATGATGTCAATTATGACAATAATGATGAAAATAATGATGTCAATGATGATGAAGAAAATAATAACGGGGGAAATGATGAAGACAATGATGATGTTGGAAATTTAGATGAAACAAGGCATGATACTATTGAAGAATAAATTTTTTATTTAAAATTTTTTAAAATTTTTTTATTAAATATTTATATTACTAATCATAAAATAAAATATTTAATTAAATTAAATAATGAATAATATATTAAAATTAAAAACATGTTCAATTGAATATGATACACTTCTTATATCTTTAGGAGTTTTAGTTTCATTAGTATATGTTATCAATATGTTAAATAATAAATATGTTGATGATAAATATGGTAATGGTGTAGAAGATAGTAATGGAAATGGTAACAGAAATGCTAATGGTGATGCTAATAATAATATAATTGAAAAATTTGATGATCATGGAACTGGTAATCAAGGAGAAACTGATGAAGAAAGAATTATCACCTTAATTACTACTGCTTATAATTCATATTTACAAGCAAAAGAAGAATATGAAGATACTAGTAAAGAATATACTAGATTAAGTATTGAACTAAATGAAGCTATTGCTGATAATGCTGATAATAATACAAGAACACAATTAAGTGATAATAAAAATAATGCTAGTGCTTCTATGGTAGTTTTATCTAGAACTCTTAATGATAATGAATCACGTTTATTAAATTTAAAAGCACAATATCCAAGAGAATATGCTTTAGTAGTTACTGGTTCTGACGCATTAGATTTTGAAGATGAAAATATAACACACTCGCAACCTAATATTATTCATAATCATTATAATCAATATTTTGGAGGTAATCCAGAAATGACTAAATTTCTTCAACAACTTACTAATCAATTAGGAGACAATAAACAAGAAGGAGATTTGACTTTAATGGATCAAGGTATGTGCTCTGAACTGAATAATAAATTAAGCACTATGACTTTAGCAGAATTTAAAAATAATCGTTTCGTTCAAGACTTAAAATCTAGATGTGAAAAATCTGACGGCGTAGATTGTTCTTTTAGACCTACTAACTCTCAAACTGCTTTATTAGGAACTTTACTTGAAGATGCTGGTAAAACTAAAGTCGGTGATATATTACCTAAAGAAGATATTACTACTAATTATATATAATATATTATAATACATTCAAATATCTTAATGCGTTATGAGATGCCATCTGCTCTGCTTTTTTCTTTGTCTCACTTTTTCCAGTTGATAATACTTGATTTTTATTTTTTACAATAATTGTAAATAATTTTTTATTATTTATAATCTCTATATTGGTTTCACAAAATGATGGAAGATATGAATAATTATGTTGAAAATATTTTATTAACTGATCCTTATAATTTTTATTTTCTCTAATTAGTTCAGCAAAATCAATTTTATCTTCTAATACATTTATTATCCATTTTTCTGCTACTTGAAATCCTATTCCACTTTCAAATGATTTTAATGATATTTTTTTTTTATTAAAATCTATAAATATCGCACAGATAAATGCCTCAAATATATCTTCTAATATCTTATAGTTTTTCCTACCATTATTTTCCTCTATCTGTTTTGATATTAATATCCATGGATGTAATCCTACCTTTTCACACAAATCTCCTAACATATGACCATTAACTAACTTACTTCTCATCTTTGTTAGAAAACCTTCATTTTGGTCTGGATATCTTTGATATAAATAACTCGCAACTGATGTGCTTAATATTGAATCTCCTAAAAATTCAAATCTTTCATTACTTTCTTCTTGTAATGGTATACAATCATCCGGACAATTTTTATTACCACTTACATAATTTTCATTCTTCCTTGTTATATATGACTTATGAACAAATGCTTGCCTGTATATTGATATATTATAACATTTAAATGATATACCAAATGTTCTCAATATCTTATTAACATCATTCTCAGTAATCAATATATTCTTATTATTATATGGAAACTCTTCAATATCATTATTTTTATTATCATTCATTTTATAGATTTTATAAAATTTATAATTATTATTCTATTTTCCTAACCTATATAATATTATTAAATTATTTTTAACTAATATTTTCTCTTTTTATATTTTCAAATTTTAATAAAAAAATTAGAGAGGAAACTAAAATAATAAAAAATTTTATAATTTTTATTCTGTATTGATATCTTGTGTTTCGTTATATAATTTACATTTTTTATCATCATGTTTTACTATCATAATTAATATCATTAATATTATTTTTTTTTGTATATTTATATATAGTTTGTTTTATAGAATTATGTAAATCTTTATAAAAATTTGAATTAGTATCTAAATTTTCAAAGATAATATCTATATTAACTATATTAAAATTTTTTTCTATTTCAGTGATAATAAAATTTTTAAATTTTCTGTATATTTGTTTTATAGATTTCTTTATTATAGTATTCTCATCAATTTTTTGCCATTTATCATCCATATATACATTTATAAATTTATCGTCAATATTAAATAATTTAATATTATGATTTTCAGGATGTAGTGGATGATAATGTAATAGAGTAAACATACCCTCTATAATAGCATGAATTATAGAAAGAACTTTATAATCAAAAATATTAATATGTTTAAATATTACTAATTTTATTTCATATAAATCTCCTTCAAAATATTCATTACCTAAATCATTTCTCCATACAAATTTTTCTTTTAGTAAAATAATTAATTCTCTTTCTATAAAATGACATTCATTAACTTCATTACAAAATATTAACTTAGACCCTTTTGGATATGAATTTAATCTTCTACAATTTTCTTGTGTAGATTTACCAATTTTATAAACTGGTAAATTTTGTGTTAAAAACTCTCTTTCTTGAATTAAATAAATATAACCCATTACTAAAGAGAATAATAATAAAATTTAAATTAATAACTTCAAATTTTATTAATTTTAAATTATAAAGAAAAATCATACATATTTATAACCACAGAGAGTAGTTATAAAATTGATAAAAAGTATTTGAAATTTATATTATATCAATATTTATAAAATAGAAATTAAAAATAAACTTTTAGGATTATTAATAAAAAATTTTTATTAAAATTTATAGAATTTTTTTATTCACTTAAAATACAAATATCTCTTTTTATCTGATTTTAATTTATAACTATCTGGTGATGGTTTCATATGGACATAAAACTTTATATACCTTTTATCATCTTCTAACATCTTTAATGTTCTACCATCAACTAACATACGGCATACATTATAATACATATTATGACATTCTTCTTTGTTGAAATATATATTTTTTAACGCTGTATCCACAAAATCCCATGCTGATATTACATTAAAATCTTTTTTTATTTCTTCTTCATCAAAGTAAAAGTAAAAACCATTCATTTCTGTTTTAAATACAAATTTCTTTTTATGCTTGTTAAGTAATAAATTTGTTTCAAAAATATAACAACTATCTACAAAAAAATCTAATATCCTTTTTTTACATTTTAAACAAATATTATTGTTTGTATTATCAAGTTGCGTTTGCTCTAACTAAGTATCATTATCTTTACAATCACATATATCTGTTTCTGCATTAGCATTAGCATCACAATCATTTTTACATATGCTTACACTATTATTAATAATTCTTTGTAATGTATCACAATCTATCGTAAATAGAGGTATATTCATTATTAATAATTATTAAAAACTTACTTTGCTTACAACTTAACTTACTTTACTTACATCTATTCTTATGAAAGGTGTTTTCAAATTTTAGTCTGTTTATTTTTTATAATATATCTAAAATAATAAATCTATTATTTTATTAGCAATTTTATTACCTACTCTTCTTTTCTTATTATTATTTAAAGTTAATTCTTTATCTGCTATATGCTTTATCTTATCTTCTTTTGATAAACTATTTAGATGAGACATGAAATCATTTAAAGAATTATAATCTTCTGATATTACTTTTGATATTGAATCACTTACACCAGGTATTTGATTTAAAAAAATCATTAATATATTATCTTTATTAATATTGTCTTTTTTCCTTTTTTTCATAATGTAACTATTATTTATATCATATGTTGAATTAGTATTATCATTTTTATTAAAATATTTTTTAGGATTTTTAATCATTCTTTTTATTATTGCCTCTAATAAAAATATTGTTTCATCTGTATTCTTTGTTAAAAATACACCAAAATCATCTCTTAATGTTGTATTTACTATTCCACTCAATATTATCTCTCCATTTATTTCATTTATGGTTATAAACTCTGTTAAATTATTATAATCTATAAAATATTCAAAAATATAACTTACTTTTACATCATTTGATATAGCATATTTTAATCTTTGTTTTTGTTCATGATATCTTCCATCCTTTATTGAATCACTTAAATCTTTTATTGTTTTTCTTTCAAATATATATTTTACATTGTTATCATACTTTATAACTATGTCTCCTAAATCTAGATTTTCAAACCTTATAAAATCATCATAATATATATTTTCTAAATTACACTTATCAGTTATTTTTTTATTGTAATATTCTTTTATTTTAGTTTCTCTATTATCTATTATTACTTCCATTTTATAATATATCTAAAATATTCTTATATAGGATTTTTTTTGGTTATTATTATATTTATATAATTTAATATGGATTTTGATAGTGATTTATTAATATCTATTATCTCATTTATAATAGGAATTTATATTTTATTATATAATACTTTATTTACAATTTCTAAAAAAGAGAATTCTAAATCAAATACAAAAAATACAAAAAATACAAAAAATGATAAAAAAACATCAGATGAATCATTAATTTATTATAGAAAAAGAAAAAATAGAAAACATGAAAAAAAAAATATTTCTGGATTACTTGATAATTTTGTAGAAACCAGAATTAAGAAAAATAATGTTAATAAATTTTTAAGAAATCCTATAAAAGAAAAAAAAATAAAATCATTACAAGAAGTACAGAATGTAGAACAAGAACAAATAGAAGAACAAGAACAAATAGAAGAACAAATAGAAGAACAGAATGTAGAACAAGAACAAATAGAAGAACAGAATGTAGAACAAGAACAAATAGAAGAACAGAATGTAGAACAAGAACAAA